GCACTCGTCGCACCGGCCGAAATCTCTCGCATGAGGGAGAGAATCTGCGCCTCGGTAGCGTTGGAGTCGATACCCACCTTGGCAATGGCGGCACCCAAGTTCTCCAGGTACTTCGGCGCGAGGCCGGTCTGCGCCATGAATCCACCGAATGCCTTGGTGGTCTCATCGATAGAGATGCCAGCGACCGACGAGAACCGCGCGATAGTGCCAGTGAAGTCCACCACGGACTCCTTGGCAATACCCATCTGGTTACCGATGGTCGCAATCTGCGAAAGCTCCTGGAACGTGAGCGGAATCTGACCGCTCAGCTGTACCAGGGAGCCGCGGATTTCTTCGACCTGCTCGGCGGTGGTGTTCGTTTGGAGCGTACGCTGAACGTTCGTGAAGGCAGACTCGAAGCGAGCACCCACGACGGCCGCGTAGATCGCGGCACCAGCCATGCTCGCACCCAGAAGACGGTATGCGTTTGAGACGTCATACAGGGCGTAGCGGGTGGAGGGGTTCGCGATCGGATCGATCGACTCGGCAAGCTTCTTGTTGGCCCGCGCGCCACGATCGGCGGCGTCAGCCTGGCCCTTGGTCGCATCTGCGGCACCCTTTGCGGTGCTCGAAATGTCCCGATTGGACTTGGCGACTTCCTTGTTTGCGCGAGCGCCGCGAGTTGCCGTCTTCTCGATCGAGTCCAAACGTCGGTTGAACTCGGACATGTCAACGCCCGCAGCCTCAAGCTGCGAACGGAGGGCGGCAATGTCCTTTGTTACCTTGTCGAAACCCTGTTCACTGACCTTGAGTACGACATTGACTTCATCGGCCAAGGTGGGGTCTCCTATAAGTTACACGGACAGGCTCTTAGTCCATACTACCAGCCGACGACTTGAACCTTTCCGCGAACTTCGCTACAATGTCGGCCGCTTCCGGGTTCTGTGCCACAAGAGCCGCTGCGCGCTCCTCTGCCTCGCGAGTGCGGTCCACAAGAGTAGAGTCCTCGTTGTACTCGACGCCACGCTGACGGTTGTTGAGCCATTCAGCGCGGGTCGGCCAGGATGCTCCGGGAACGAGCTTGGCTTCGGCATGGAAGCGCCTGCCGGGGCGTGGGTTCTTCTTCTTCGACTCTGCGGCCTGTGCGGTCTCCACGGCGGCAAGACTGCGAATGACCCGACTCTTCGCCTCGAAGGTGACGCTGGGGGAGTCTTCAACCCAGATGGGGTATCCATCAACCTCATACGCCTGCTGGAGGTAGTACGCCTTGATGAGAATGCCGTCCAAGCGCGTGCGCTCGCGATTCGGCTCATCCATCAGGAGTTCCAGTGGGGGCCGTCCTGACTCGATCGCCGCCTGGATGGTTGGTCTCATCCAGGCGTGCGAGTCAAGAGTCAGGACTTCTGAAAAAAACCTTCGTCGAGGTAGCTCTCGTACTGGCCAGCCTCAACGCGAAGCTTCTGGATGCCCTCACTCAGCTTCGCCTTCGCGCCATCAGGGGCCGTGTCGTAGAAGTGCGCGATCATGTCCGGGTCCGGTGCCACGAACGTGACGCCATTCTCGTTGTAGACGACCTTCTCGATGTAGAGTGCGTAGATGGTGGCGTTCAGCATGCGCATGTACGGCTGCATCTGATCCTCGGGGAGGTACTTCTGGAGCGAGCCGTCAGCGAGCTTGCGCTGCCTGCGCTTGTCCATGAACATGTCGTCCACGGACTCCTTTGCCGACTCAACGAGATCGCTGCTCACGCCGGTCAGGTGGAAGGTTGCCGACTTGCGACTCACGCGCTCCGTGACTTCGGCGATGCGCGCCTCGAAATCCTTGGCGGCCTTCTTCGCCTGCGTCGGCGTCAGCGAGGAGACATCGGTCTTCTCGAAGTCCTCAACGATCTTTGCCGCATCATAAGCGGCCGCTTCATCCAGGCTGATCGTGATGACGTCCTTGGGGTACGATACCCCAGCCATCATGTCGTAGAAGGAGAAGTTTGCGGGCGTGACGACGTCCTCGGCGGACTCGTCAATGTCAGTGGTTTCGATATCCTCGCTCATATTGTCAATGCTACCAGACGCAAAAAGCGCCCCCAGTCCGAAGACCAAGGGCGCTTTCGCTGAATCAGAATCAGGTGACAGTGAGGGCAACCGTGTCGGTGACTGCGGGCACTGCGCGAGGCAGGGTTCCCGTGATCGTGACCGAACCTGCGGCGAGCAGGTTCACGACACCGGTTGCGGAGACCGTGGCAATCGCCGGGTCGGACGAAGACCACTGCACGCCTCGCGTCCAGTCGCGGCCGTTGACGAGACCCGTGACGAACAGCTTGGAGCCGGAAGCGCCAGTTGCCGAAGTCGAAGTCACGTCAAGCACGGGTACGGAGGTGCTTGCAACCGTGTAGGGAGCGAAGCCACCGGCCTTGAGGAAGTTCCGCGTGTAGTAGAACGCATCCTCTCCCGTGATCATGTCGGTCCACTCGTCCGTAACAACCTTCATGACGGAGACGTAGTCACCGTTCGCGAAGCTCATGTCGGACGCAGGCTGACCCGGCTCGCCGATCTCGCCGTCCACAGAGAGCGCGATGTATCCGGGAGTGTGAAGCTCCTTGAGCGCCAGGTACACGAGAGCCGCAGCGTTCGTGAGGTCCGCGCGGTATCCGGGATACCAGAACGAAGCCGTGCCACCGTAGTTGGCACCACCACGACGGACCACGTTCGCCTTCGCCCCGATCGGGACGGCGTCAGAGGTCTCAGACGCCTGAGCGCCCACCTCGAAATTGTCCCAGAGCGTGACCTGCTCAAGCTCCTGGCCAGCGTTCAGTTCGGCCACGGTCGGCCACGAGATGTTCGCGAATGCGTTGTCGGCGTAAAGGCGGAACCGCACATTACCCATGCTCTTAAGTCGAGTATCCATGTCTCAGTCCTTTCTTACGCGACCGGAGGCAGGTTCCAGCGGACCCATCCAGCCGTGAGGCCGGTCTGCCCGAGCAGAACAGGGTCGCCGCTTGCCAGCGTGTCAACGGGGTAGTCGGTGCGGAATGCCATCATGCGGATGTCATCGGTCACGGCGAACGGTGCCGCAGGGCTACCGTCCATCGGGCCAGAGTCCTGGTCGCCGACGCGCTGCACGATGATGTACTCGCGGTCTGCGTGACGGAGCCAGTCGAACGCACGCTTGAAAACGCCGTCAGCTGCACGGTCCTCATCTCGATACGCGGCGAGCGTGAGTTCCGGGTTGATCTCACCCGGACGCGAGACGCCGACGCTGTCGCAGTACGAAAGTCGCTCATCGAGTTCGGACGAACCGATCGTGAACGTCGTACCCTCCTCATCGAGAGCGCACGTAATGTCGAAACCGAGACGAAGGTTCGTCGTATTCAGTTCCGCAAGAGTGGGGTTGTTGCGATCCGCAAAAGCGGCCACGTCAAAAAGCTTGAACGTGACAGAGTTGCGGCGCAAATCCTGGGTGAATGCTTCACCTGCCATTAGTCTTCCTTGTCCTTATCGGGAGTGGCCACATTGGTCACTCGGGCGGTGGAAGTTGCAGGCGCGTCTTCCGTCACGATCTCACTGAGGCGCGAGCGCTTCTTCGGCGACCGGACCTCGCGCAGGTGAGCGCCGAGGATCGGGTGGTCGAAGTGGTTACGGGGAACCCGCTTGGTCACCTCAGAGACCTCGTTGTAAGCCAGTACGGTATCCATCAGTCTCCATTCTATCGTAAGGTCTATTCGACCTTCTTTGAATTCACGCCGAAGTCAAATCGCGCAGTTCGCGCCCATCGTGTCGGCCTGTCCTTTTCGGAGGCAACCTGACGAGTATCGCCCCACAATGCGGTCCCATCGGTCAGCCTGCCGCCGCCGTCAGTCTGGAATCCCAGGAGACGGTTGTAAATGTCATTCAGGAAGTTTCGAGCCGCGGTGCCATTACGGGCAACGGCGACAACGTCAACGGTCGCGTGACGCTGATCCAGGCGAACGCCTGCGAAGCTCTTGCCGGAATTTCCTGGAGACGGCTTGGGGTTCGAGAACCAGAGAACGATGAACCCGACCAGACCTGCGTCGTTGTATGTGATGTCGTCGTTGTCATCATCGAGCATGCCATCGGGGAGAACTACCGTGTGCGGGTATTCGGCGCGGAGAAAGTCGATGATCGACTGCTGCTCGCGTCCAGGGTTGACGTCGTATGCCATCAGATGTCCCTCACGATCTGTTCGAGGTCTGCGATGAGACTGGTCTTTGCAAGCTCAGAGCCATCTCGCAGCGCCATCATTCCCTCCACGTATTCGCCGGTCAGGACGTGGCGGAATCCCTGGTCCTGGAATGCCATGTACGCCTCAGAGTCGTCGTCCCAGCCCACTACGCCAGTCACGCTGTGGCGGGTGCGCTCGGTGACCTCACCCTTGACGCCGTCCAGCATGTCACCACTGTCCACGCGGCCAGGGATTGACCCGGAGCGGCCACGCCAGGGGTGCTTCCATGTCTTGCCGGTGCCTCGGGTTTCCACTGCCTCGCGCATGGCATCGCGGCCCTTGTCGGTTGCATCAGCCATGGCGGCCTCAACGCGATCCATCGTTGTCTTCGGATTGAACCGGCGCTCCAGGGCATCGAGACCGGTGACCGTGAATCCACCGCTCACGGCTGGATCGCCTCATCCGGTTCCCATGACCACTTTGCGGGCCGCATGTTCGCCGTCAGTTCGATCGTGCGCACGGCCATGTGCGAGGAGTTGATCGCCGAGTCTACTACGAATGCCAGAGCTTCCAAATCGGTGTCACGTCCCCCGGCAATGACGCGCGCCTTTGCTCCCGAATACAGTGTGGGCACGCTATCACGAGGATCGAGTTGGAATCGGAAGGCGCGAGAGTCAGATGCCTGGTAGTCTGTGGATGCTTCTCGTGGCGCTCGCAGCTGCTGAACACGAGCCTTTCCACGCCAGAGGAGACGCACTTGTGCCCCTCCAGTGCCCGTGGCGTCGTTGTAGTCGTCACCCGTGACTTCAAAGAAGCACACCTCCGCGTTCATGAACTGCACTGCACCGAGGAGGATTGCCTCTTCCCAGCTGGTCGGAGCCGCGCCGATGCTCACCAAAATTCACTCCAGGGTCCAGCGGGCCACGGTGCCGCCTCGGGCTTGCGCCACGGGTGGTCACCGCGCACAACCACGAGATCGAACATGTCATCCACGCCGCGGCCGTCTTCGCCGTCAGCGATGTCGGCCCAGAACTTCGAGAGTTGCAGCCAGTTTCCGACCGAGTCCTTGACGGAGAAGGTCAGGTCGTCCGTCTTGATGGTCGCGCCCGTTGCCGCCCAGGATGCACCAATCTGTGCGTAGGCTATCGAGATGGCGCGAGCCACCGAGCCTCCCGCAATGGCGATCAGTGCCGTGATCTCATCATCGGACCACAGCTGGTACAGGCCGTATCCGGGCTGTGCGGGATCGTAGGGAAGCCACTCATTGTCGCCTGATGCAAAGCGGAACTTGCCGACATCCGTGTTCGGGTCGGGCGGTGCAATGCCACGCTTTGTAAAGGCCATGTTTCCCATTCTATCTCAAGAGAAATCCCCGCCGAGGAGACTGAGAACCTGGAAGGAGGAGGAGGAAGTTCTCGCACCGCTCGGCGGGGATGTAATCAGTCTACCCTACGGCCAGACCTGATCGGTTCCGACGTACATGCGCTGGGCAATGGTGCCGCCGACATACACATTCGCCCACGGCTGAGGGTCCACTTCGAGAGCGCCAACGGGTGCCACAGAGGTGACGCCAGAGATGTTTGCGAAGTCTGCGCCGCGCGCCATGGCCGTGTCGTACCCGGCCTGGTTGGGGATGACTGCGGCCCACACCGGCTTGCCGAACGAGTTCGCCGTCGTGAACACGGAAGGGTCAGCGCTGTAGAGCACGCCGATCGCATCCCAGTTCGTCTGCTGGGACGTCATCGTGGTTGTGTCGACACCCCAGTAGTTGATGCAGGTGTACCCCTTGGCGTGGGCGCGGTTCACGAGGTTCGTGGCCGCGGTCGGCGCATCGAACTTGATGATGATGCGATCCTTGCCGCCGTGGGCGTCGCAGATGGCCAGCATCGCGTCGATCTTGGCGACCGTGTCGAATCCAAACTTGGGGTCCACGATGCAGATGTTCGTGGCCGCGTACTGCGCCAGGAAGTCTTCCAGCTTGTAGAACGGCTGGTATACACCCGGGGCGACCGGGTTGTTGCGAATCTGGTACGTCGAGGACAGGGTGGCCCAGGTCATCGTCGTGGGGTCAACGTTGCCGGTGACGCCTGCGATCGTGTCGAGGTACTGCGGGCCGAGGCCGAACGGCACGAGGTCGCTCGTCCACCCGCAGGAGAACTCCAGCGCCTTGTATCCGATCTCGATCGACTTGTCTGCCGCGTACTTCGAGTGCTGCGGGTATGGGCCACCGCCGAGTCGCCAGGCCGACGTTGCGCCGGGTGTGCGCAGGAAGTCTGCCACGTTGGCGAACGCCCGGGTTGGGGTCGGCGGGACGGGTGTGGAGATGCCGCGCAAGCCGAATGCGATGGAACGGTTCGCGCTCACCCCCACGGGCCATGTCAACGTAGCCGCGGCCACATCGGCTGTGCCACCATCCGGTACAGCCAGGTAGCCAGCCCACAGGGCGGTACGCGAGCCGGTCGTGGAACTGTCGAGCGTGTTCTGCACGTTCGCGAGCACCGTGTATCCAGCGGGCGGCGCAGACGGGACATGAGATCGCGCGTCTGTGCGCTCATCGCCCCACATGGCTACAGCCGTGAACGGAGCGGCGGTCGTCGTGTACGCGGCCGGGTTGGTGATCGAATACGGCGTCGTGCCCGCGATCGGGTTGTCAGGATCGATATTGCGCCACACCTGGGACTCTGCGACAGAGCGCCCTGCGCTCCACCCGCCAAACGTCCAGGACGCCACGGACTCATCGCCCGCGACGACCTTGTGGATGTATCCGCCCTGCGCTCGGTCGGCCGCGCCATTGGCGGCCCCCGCGCGCGTGAACCCGGATGGTGCGGTGATATCGGACGCTACCGTACCCTGCGCGCGCACGAGAGTAACGATGTAATCGCCAGCCTGGCGCGTGACGGCACCCGGAGCGAGATAGGGGTTACCTACTGCCAGGGTTGTTCCAGAGCCAGCGCCAGACTGAACGACTGGCCCGACCGGTACGGGATGCGACACATTTATCCTTATGTAGTAATGTAAATCTGGCCAGCGACGACCGTTCCTGCGGCAACGAGTGCGTCATACTGCGCCTGAGTCAAAAGGATCGGCAGACGAAGGTTGTTTGGCTGGACTGCGGAGTTCGCAGTGGCCGTGGTGTTGGCGAGGTTTGAGGTATTCGTGGCAACTGCACCCTCAAGCTCCTCGAATGCCGCCGTGGCATTTGTCTGGTACGTGTTGAACTCGGTCTGAGCAACACGAGAGTTCGCGTTGTTCATGATCGCTGTCATCTCAGACTGGAGAATTTGCAGCGTCTCAATTACCTCGGCACTATTGGCCTTGTCGTCGAGAATCCCTGAAAGGTTGGGAATGTCGGCAATGCCGAGTTCCACATCTCCAGTCTGGCCATTGACCGAATCGACAGCGCCGCCCCCGCCACCACCGCCAGCACCGAAGAGGGCGATGGGGATAGAGCCATCGGGGGCCGCTCCCGCACCCCCACTCCTGCGTACTACGTACGGAATCGGGTCAGCCATGCTCAGGCCACAGTGTTGAGAACGCCAGCGGTGCGAAGCTTCGCGAGGAGAGAGTTGAAATCAGCCACGATTCCGGCTACATCAGTCGCCGTGCTATTGGCCTGCGCAGGGGCCTGCGTCACCGGGTCTCCCGCGCCATAAAGGGCGATGGGAATGGAACCAGCAGGAGCCGCGCTCGCCGGGCCGTCAGTGGTGACGACGTGGGGAATTGAATCAGCCATGGGAGTAAGTCCTTTCAGAGGGTTCCAGTCTACCAGTAGACGCAGAAAGGCCCCCAGGAGAATTGCTCCCAGGGGCCTTCCTTATGCGTTGATTACGGGGTCAGAACTCCGTCACCATCCGAGATGACTGCGTACTGGTTGTTCCAGCCGAGTCCACCCTGGATGATGCGACCGCGGAATGCGGCCGAGTCAGTCGTGAACGATCCCTCGAACGGTGCGGGGGTGCCGCCGCCGAGGTACTGGCCCGTGACGTTCTCCAGGCGAAGCTCAGGACCGACGTGGCCGATCAGCTGACCCAGCGCGTAGAACTTGTCACGGCCACGGATCGCTCCCTTGGCCGGGATGAGTGCCCACTGCGAGCCGGTCAGGTAGTCCGTCTCGATGACGCCCACGATGTCGCTGAGCGGGTTGTAGCCGTTCAGGTTGACAGTCTGGGCAACCAGGCCATCCGTGGTGGTGATCGCGGACGGCTGGAGCGTGTTGATCACGAACTGAGCCGACAGCTTCTTGCCCGTGGGGACAATCAGGTTGTAGCCCGAGACCTTGACCTTGACGCCGTTGATCTCGCGGTTCGCCGCCTGCTCCAGGGCCAGCGCAAGCGCGGCGCGAGAGAGAGGCGCGTCAGCCGGGACCGACTCGTTCAGGAGAGTGGAACCCGCCTGGAGGTGGTTGGCCGGGACGTCGATGAACTGAATCAGTCCATACCAGGCGTCGAACTCCTCGGACTCAAGAAGAGTCTCGTTGATCAGCTTCGGAATCTGCGGGACGATGCCCACAACATCCTTGATGATCTGCTCGAAGGTCAGGTCGTAACGACCACCGCGCTTGCGGATCGAGCCAGCCGCGCTGCGCTCACCCGAGAAGATGAAGTGCGGGTACGGGCTGCCCTCAGGAACCAGGGGAGCAACGTTGCCAGGCTTGCCAGGCTCAGTCGCGGGACGAGCGAAGCCGTCCACAACAGGCTTGATCGAGTACGTGGTCGGTGCGTCGAAGGACGAAACCTGCTCAGTGGCGATTGCCTGGTCCCAGGTGCGCTCTGCGGCCTCCCACTCGTTGTCGACCGAGTAGGACTGCAACTGCGCGAAGGCGAAGATGAAGTCGTCACCCGTGGTGTGGATGGCCTCACCATAGCGAGCGCCGAGGTGCTTCTTGAACTCGTACACCGCGAGGTTGTCGTTCTCCGCGATGCCAGCAAGAATCTTGTCGGCCTCCATCACCTTCGCGTCATTCAGCGACGGGTTGAACGAGGGCAGCTTGCCGCCCTTCGTGATCGTTTCCAGCAGGCGCTCAGCCAAGGTTCACTCCAATCGTGACTGCGGTATCGGTGCCCGACACCGTACCGCGGAAGAATTCGACAACACCGAACTTGGTGTTACCGCTTGCAGTCAGGGTCAGCGTGCCGCCCGACGTGCGGTAGACGACAGTGCCCGGTGCCGTAGCAACCGATGCGCCCGTCACGGGGAACGCATAGGTGCCCGTGTAGGTGACCGTCGCGTAGTTGTCGGCCGGAAGGCTCTCGCCGCCACGACCCTCCTGGAGGATCATGGTCTCGCCACCGACGACGAGGCTGACCTGATTGCCCGCGTAGTCACGCGAACCAGTCAGAGTCACCGCAGGGCGTCCACCCTGGATGATTGCGGTTCCAGGTGCAACGTTGTTGCCAACCGGAACTGCGCGGCGCTCGGACTCAATGTCCGAGAAGATCACGTTGAGAGCCATTTACTTGGCCTCCTTCTTCTGGGGAACGCTCCGAAGAGTGTAGGTGGATGCATTGGTCGACTCACCGAAGCGTCCGGTCTCACCGGTTGCCTCAGCTGCCTTCGCTGCCTCGGCCAGGCCAAGTGCCTTACCCTCAGCTGCGATCTTCTTGGCCGACTCGACTGCCTCGGCAACGTCCTTGCCCTCGTAAGCCGCCTCGGTCAGTTCCTTGACGTGAGACTCAAGCAGGTCGCCACGAGCGGCCTCGATTGCCTCAAGGCTCTTCTGGGTGACGGCGAGTCGGGACTTGACGCCCTCTTCGACCTTCTCCGCGATGGCCTCTTCGTCGACCTTGGCCTGAGCCTCGGCCTTGTTGCTTGCGGCAAGCGCGTCAATCTTTGCGTTGACTGCGTCGAAAGCCGCCTTGGTTTCCGGGTCCATTCGGAGCCGTCCCTTCTTATCCTTACCTTCCCCAGCCGGGGCGGCAGGGTGGTCTTCCTTCGAGCGGGCGGTTGCCGACTCGTAAAGCTTTTCGACCAGAGCGCTACCAGCGCGCCCCGGATATGCGACCATGTCGACGCCGTTCTGCACGTCATCCAGGATCGCGGTGATGTTGCCGCCGTTATCTGACTCGCCCATCAGGTAGACGCTCAGCGCCGTGTGAGGGGCAACCTCTTCGACGCGCTCCTGCCAGGACTTGAGGACTTGAATGTCTGCGACAAGTCCTGTACCCTCTTCGTAGAAGGAGTCCTCAGCGAGAACACCCCACATGCGAAACGGGTCAGGCTCGCCATTCTCCAGGCGGTTGTGAGTAACGAAGCACTTCGCGCCCTTCTTGAGGGCGTGAGGGCCATCGCGCTTGATGGTCTCTTCGAGCCAGTTGCCCGAAGAACCCTGGCCGGGAGTGATCAGAGTCGCGCGCCACAGACCCGGTGTGCCAGTGGCTACCGGTACTGAGGTGGACTCTTCTAGAAGCTTTGCCATTTCGTTATTCAGTCTACAGTATCGACAATTCGGCTTTACGCCGTGCCTGCCGCACTGTCATCGTCTCGGGCCGAATTCGCGTCGTCCAATGAGCCAACTGCGCCGCTATTGCCCTGGCTTGCATTCGGGTCATCAGAAGAATTCGCCGCCGCGTCTGCCGCATTCACCAGTCCCGCGTCCACCTGTGCCTTGAGGGTCGAATACTTCGATCCAGTGAATTCGTCAGGCTTCGGCAGGGCAGTGGAGGTCGGCTCAATGTCCAGAAGCTCCAGGGTGCGCTCGCGGCCCTCTGCCTGATGGATGAAGCCCATCGTGCGAGCAAGTCCGAGGGACTGCAACTGGCGGTGAACCGGGTCGGTGTCCAGGCGCTTGAAGTTGATCCGCGCACCCTCGGCCTTGATGACGCGGAAGATTTCGGCAAACAGGTTCGCGAAGTCCTCCTGGCGTGACAGGGCGGCCATCTGCTCGGGTGCGCTCAGCGCGTTCTCGGAAGCGTACGATCCACCGGGGCCGGGGTCAGAGGTGAGGCCGGTGGTGGAGACATCCAGGGCGGCAGCCACGCGAGCTACGAGCGGACGACCCTCGTACAGGTTGACACTACCGGCGCGAGGCATCGACTGAATCTCAGTCTCGGGTCCGGTGATGGCGGCCTGGCCTGCCTTGTCACGCTGGAGCTTCGCCCCTGCCGTGCGACCCGCAGTCTCCGTCTTCGCCTTGACGACGAACGCAATCGCAGAGAGCGCGTGCTGGAGCATCGCGCCGTCCTTCATGTACGTCGCGTAGATGTGAGCCGGGGCAGCTGCGGAGAACGCATCCGGCACGCCCCACGTCTCGCCATTGTCGCGGTTGTACCGGCGATCGATGATCACGGCATCCCAGTTGACGGGGATGGCCTTGGACATGTAAGAGATCGTCTTCGGGCGCGTGCGCGGGTTCGTGGCAACGTAGCTGGACGTCGGCACCCACTCGTACTTCACCTGGGCAGCGTTTCCCTCACCCGAGGAGGAGCGGAGGTCGTTGCGCTCAGTCCAGGTGCGGAGATAATACTTGATGCGCGTCGGGAAACGAGAGTCGGAAATGTAGTCAGAAATGTCCACGTCAATTGCCAGGCGCTCGAAGGACTTCTCCTTCTCGTCATACATCAGAATGATGTTGCCAGATGTGTAGATGATCCGGTTGAGTTCCTTGATGGCCGTGGGCGAGAAAACCGTCTCCCAGTTGTGGGGGTTTTCCATGATTGCGCGGTGGCGCGGCTTAAGCTTTTCGCTCTTGCCGTCCGGGGTGATTACCTCGTAGTTGAATCCACGGCCGAATGCATGGTTGTTCTTGAGGCGAAGACCGCGACCGAGCAGGTCGCCAAGAATCTTGGTCTGCTTCTCCAGGTATACAGTGACCTTGCGGACGTCCTCAAGCGTGAATCCCTTGACAGCCTTATCGGCATCGCCCCAGAGCTTGAGCCATCCTTCGTCCTCGAAGCGCATGAGGTCTTGGACGACATGAGCGAACTGCTCGCGGAGGACTTCTACCTGGAATCCCTCCCCGGCGACAGCCTGGAGAGAGCGTGTAACCTCATCGCGGCGCGCACGGATACTGTTGGCAATTCGTTCGGATGGCATGTTTCCATCCTACTTCATGACCACTTTGGGTACGGTTTACCCCAGGTTTATCACCAGAACGAGTTGCGATCGTCGTACATTCCGTAGCCGCTCATTTGCGTCATGTCGTAAGCGAATTCGCTACCCGCTTCGAGGTGCACGCCGAAGTCCAGGGTGGCGACCGCGTAGTTGGCCGCATCGGCGGTGTCAGGGGACTTGATGCCCTTGTTCTTCATCTCGGCCTTGGATAGGATCAGGATGCTCTCTGCGAGGCCAGCTGCGAACTTGTACTCCAGCGCGCCAAGCTCACGGCACAGCGGGTGTTCTTCGGTGTCCGCCTCGATGTCGATCTCGCCGATGCGCATGCGTCGTGCGAATTCCATGAACAGGTAGGCGCGCGCGTTGTACCAACCGTTGCGATCCGGGGAAGGGTCGTTACCCTTCATGCGGATCATGTCATAGTCGCCGTAGTTGACATCCACCATCGCATCGAACATGAGCGTTCCCATGCCGTCCGCGTCAATGCGAAGCTCGGTCGCGCCAAGTTCGATCATGTGCGCATGCACGCGCTGGTTGGCGGCCACGTCCACGGTGAGGTTCCCCTGGGCGTTGTGCACCGGCTGGAAGGGCAGGCCGCGCCACCGGTCGAGGTAGCGCAGGCGGATGCCGCGACGATCGGTCTTCACCGGCTCAGCGAGGGCGATCTCATTCCAGTCGCCGTCCTCATCCTTCGCCCAGCGGGACGTCTCGTACACCCAGCCCTCCTGGGCGGTGTAGAGGTAGGACCAGTCACCCTTCTCTGAGCGCGACACATCGAAGCCGACGCGAATGGGAGCTTCCGAGTCGGGGATAACGGTCGTCGCCTTGCCAATTTCGATTGTCTCATCAAGGAAAACGATCATGCCCGAGTCCATCGCCCACTCGCCCTTTACGCGGGCCTTGTAGTTGGCAGAATCCTCGCCATACTCCTTCTTTTTCGTCTCCACGTACTCGTGATCAGTCATGTACTTCATGACCGACGCCGGGAGGGTTTCCCCCTCCTCGGTGAAGTGCGGAGACTCCAGGACGGAGATGGTGATGCGCTTCCAGGATGCGGCCTTCTCGGGGTCATTCCACGTCTCACCCATCGCGGATGCCGGGTTCGTCGGGTTGGCGATCATGAGAATGCGGTCGTCGTTCGCGGTCGTGTTGTTGCGCAGCGTGTCGATCATCTCGGCCGACACACCCACCGCCTCATCGGCGATTGCGAACACACCACCGTGGATACCCTGGAAGGCGTCACCCTCTCGGCCCTTCGGGGGCGTGCGGCCCGAGCCAAGCTCCAGGCCATCAAAGTTGCGCCACGTCGCCGAGGACGTGATGTAGCCGGGGAGCGGGTGGTCAGGGAGACCCTGGGTGGACTCCCCCGCCTTCTGCGCCGCCAGGAACTCCTTGTGGCGCTCGGCCGCCTTGCGGTGGAGAAGCTGCATCTCACGCCACACAATACCTCGCACCTGGGCCGATGTCGGCGCTGTCGACAGGACTCGTGCCTCACCGATCGGGTGCGTGTCGATCCACCAACACGCGAGCACGGCAGTCAGGTAGCTCTTGCCGACACCGTGCCCTGCGGCAACCATGGTGTTGTGATTGTGGACGATCGAGAGAGCGACCTCCACCTGCTTAGACCAGAGCGTGACGCCGAGCACATCCCTGGCCCAAATCTCGGGACGCTGGGCATACAGTCGACGGCGAGCCTGCATCTCCAGCTGGGCGAAGATCGCCTGGGAGAAGTCAAACTTGTAGCCCGAGTCGTGGTAGACCTGTTCAGGCATCGAGTTCCTTCACCGTAACTCGATCCAGGTACTCCTTGCTCGCGGACGAGCCGACCTGCACGAGTTCCAGGATGTCCTCCTCGGGGATGACGATCTCGTTCTGCTCGGCGATGGCGCGGGCGATCTTGTCGAATCCGACGTTGAGCGCTTCGACGAAGTACATGGCGTGCTCTGCGGCTAGCTTGCCGGTGATGTCGGACACGTTGATGGTGGAGCGCTCGATCTGGTCGGAGAGCACCTTGTACATACGAGAGATCGCAGTCCAGGACTTCGGGTTGTCGCGCTGTTGCTTCATCCAGTCCAGGTGCTCTGCCATCTGCACGAGGAGAAGTCTGCGCTCCTTGACCTCATCGAGAATCGTCTTCGACTCAAGGAGTTCCTGGACGCGGTTGGCTGCCTGCTCGGGTGTCAGCTGACCGAGAACGTACTCGCTGAGTTCGTTTGCAGTCATGTACTTCGCGGCACCGCGAATGAGCCTTCGGTCTACAGAAGACGGGGGCAGAATTGAGACAGCGTTTTCCTCGCTCATATTCCCATGATATCAGTGGTGTTCAGAACTCTTCGCCCCAATCGGGGTCGCGAGGCACATCGGGCACACCAATGCGCCCCTTCTCCTTGACCATTCGCCACTGCATGTGCGTCATAGCCGCCTTGGACTTGTTGCAGTCCGCGCAGGCAAGCACAATGTTGCCGACGCTGTGGCGACCGCCAAGCAGAAGAGGGATGACGTGATCCATCTGGAGCGTCCCTTTGCCTCCCCGGCAATATGCGCACTTCCCACGCTGACGTCGATACAGGCGCGAGTGGTCGCGGGCAGTGAACTCAAAGACTTCCACCTCGTTCTCGCGAGCGCGGGCGGCAGCATGCCAGACTCGATAGGACGTCTTCTCAGCCTCGTCCATACGCGCCCATCGAGAGCCTCGCCTCTTGGCCCACGCCTTGTAGTTGGCGCTGAGTTCTTCCCGCCTACTGGCGCGGTAGTCGCGCCAGTAGTGAGTCGAGCATCTTCCCTGTCTCCCCTTCGCTGCGACCTTGTCGCAGTCCTCCCGAATGCAGGTCATTCCGGCTGAAATCCAATCCTTCGAGCGTTGACGCCGGGAAGCGTCCGATAGCAGCTGTCATAGTCGCCGTCCCACTGGCCTGATAGCTCCAGGTAAGCCCCGCCCTTCTGGTCAACCTCGCTCGGCTCTTCCTGTGTTGCCAGCGTAGCGCAGACATGGTTGTCGCGCCAATCGCGGTACACGGAGAGGCGGAACGTGCTGATCCCGCCGCCACAGCCGCACTGCGCGCGCATCAGCCGATCACCCGGCCGTTGTAGATCGTCTTGCCATCCTTGATGCGGTACACCTGGGGCCACGACTCGCCCGTGGCGGGATCGTAGAGGTTGATACCGAAGCCGTTCTGCCAATCCTCCACCACCTTGGCGCTCGTGCCGTTCGCGTGGAGTGCGCCGTGGACGCTGGGAACCGTCCCGTCAACCTTGCAGAGCGCGCCCGGGTTCGCCGAATAGGACTCAATGGCCTCTCCTCGCGCGCCCATGATCGTCTTGTAGGTGATCTCTGTGCGATGCGTGTGCCCCACCCATGTGTTGATGTGAGGGAGGTCGCCCGTGTACTGGGCGGTCGTGGAACCCTTTGAGTTTGCTCGCGTGCCGTGGATGTTCCGCGTGCGGTCGTCATCCCAGTAGACCGCGGCCGGGTAGGCGTCCATGTACTCGATGTCAAGCTCATCCAGGCGAAGCAGGTAGGGCAGGCTCATCACGGGCCAGTCGTCGGGCATGTTCGCCCGGGTGAGGCCGAACGCGGCGAGAGCGTTCAGTTCGATGAAGTTCTGCATTCGCTTGTCGTGGTTGCCCTCGATGATGACGATTTTCGACTCGGGGGCAGCTGCGCGAAGCACGGAAAGCCACTCGTGGGCGAAGTCGAGGGACATCTGCGTGGTGCGAGCGAAGCCCGCCTCCTGGATGTACTTGCCCTGACCGGCCAGGTCCAGGAAGTCGCCGAGGATGATGATGCTGTCGGGCTGTTCGATCCGGGCCACCTCCACGAACGTGTCCATCGCGTCCGCGTCGTGGAACTCTTCGTGGGTGCCATCGGGGAGTGCTCGGAACCCGATCTGCGTGTCTGCGCCCTTAAGGCTGAGCAGGAGTCCACCGCGAGCGGGCTTCGAGGGCAACGGCATCCACTGAATCTCTACAGGAGCCGCCTGATCAATGACCGGCCACTTGGGCTGGCCTGCGTCCTCGGCGATCGGCTTGACGTTGAGAAGCTTGTTCCAGTATCCGCCGTTGGGGTTCGATGTGACACCCCAGTTGAATGTCACCTTGTCGGGGTCTTGCCCGCTAGCACGAATGTATTCGCGGAAGTCTTCGTAGCCCATCTCGATATCGGACGGGAATTCGTTGTAGAGAGAACCGGCGCTATCCCCGCCCTTGCGAAACGCAGAGGTTCCCTGAGAGTGCTTGCGGTGACGGCGGATTGACGTTTCACTGACGCTGATCAGCTTCGCCCATTCCGTGTTTGGCTTGGAGCCGTCAACGGTAATGTCATGCTCTTCCTCGTAAGCGCACGAGGCGCACTGGTCTTTACTCATTCAGAAACTCCTAGTCATATCGGGCGACACGGGCCAGAATTGGCCCCCTCCTCAGTTGACGCTCAGGATGACGTTACCATGTTCGCAGTCATCGGTGCAACATGAATCCTCGGAGAAACAAACGAGACCCTGCGCCCACAGTTGGGTCAGGGTCTCGGTCGGCGTGGTGTCCATCACTTCATGCTACCACCTAGGCCGCTTTTGCACGCGCGAGCAGGTCGGGCAGACCGGTGATGTCGAATACTTCGTCGTTGTCGTCAATGAAGAGGGGAACCTGGATGACGTCGCGGCCGAGGCGAACCTTGAGTGCTTCGAGGAGATCAGGGTGCTCGGTCAGGTCCACGATGTTCACGTTTGCCCCCGCCGATTCCAGCTGCCTGCCCGCCATCTTGCATGTGCCACATGTGGGAGTGGTGTTGAGGGTGATGTTCAAGTTTCTCCTTGTCGTAGAGGGCAAAACGAAAGCCCCCGGGGTGGCTTACGCCATTACGCCCAGGGGCTTTCGGGTATATCAGTCTATCAACTGATGCTGGGTGACAGCGCAACGGTCAGAACCGCGGCGATCACCAGAAGCAACCAGAATGTGCTCCAGCCAGAAGGCTCGGAGTCGAACTGGTCACGCGAATCCTCGGTCACTTCGCACCACCGAAGCCGAGCACCGGGTGGAAGCGTGGCTTGTCCTCTGGCTTTGACTGCTGGGGCTTTGCCTGGCCTGTTGCCAGATGAAAACCGGTCATTTCTTCCTTCCTTCGTCCTCTTCGGGGATCAGCGCCACGAGGTGCTTCTTGAGTTCGGCGTTCGTTGCATACGCCGGGTTGGTGCGAATCTCGCCACGCGAGACGTTCATGGCCGACTGGAGGAGCTTGCCGAGAGTCCATTCTGGGTGATGCGCCCATGTCTTCTTGATCGCGTTGAGAAGCGCGGTCTGGGCGGGGGTCACTCGCAGTCACGCTCCAGTCGCGTGATGGCATCGAATTCCCGATCCTCGATCGGCACACCGACATGCTTCGGCTCGTATGGTGCGTTCGCCACGTTCTGCCAGGCAAAAGCGATGAACTCGCTGAGTTCCCCAAGCTCGTCGCGAGAAAGGTCGATGAAGTCACCGTCCTGAGCATGCGGGCCGTACTGTGCGTAGCCTGGGCCGGTCTTGAGGACGTGGTCCCCGAGGCGGTATCGGGTCTCTTCTGTGTTGCTCATGATTCTCCTTCGTTCTTGGTCTGAGACTCAGAATAGTCATCGCTCAGAGGGATGTCAAGCCCGCGGATGAAAGCGTTCCCAGACATGGTCGTGGCGTACTCGCTGACGAACTGAATCTGCGCGTACGTCATGCGCGGGTTGAACCGGCCGAACTCGCGGAGAGCCGACAGATTCAGGCTCAGCCGCGCCCCGTGTCGGCGGCGCTTAAAGTCCCCGAACGCGAACTTGCGGATCGTGCGCTCGTACGCCTCAAACGCGTCGGGGCTTGTGACTCGCTGCGACTCGATAAAAGGCTTGAACTGATCGTTTTCCCACACCTTCACCGGGGAGAACAGAGCCTCCAGCGCCTGATGGCTTCCCTTGCTCACGCGCCTCAGGAAGTCCGTCAGCGTGATCACAAGCGTGTCCTCGGTCTTGTCGCCGAAGGAGCGAACCCGCTGACCGCGCTCGCCCTCCTCGAAGTGGTGATTGTCTGTCACCACTCGGTAGTAGTCGTGATCCGAGCTTGCGTGCTCCAGGCCGTACAGGCGCGAGCCGTGGATGGTCGTGAAAATGGTGCTCAAAACTCCAACTTTCCGTCGATCAGGTCAGCTGCCCAGAGGATTTCCTTGACCATCACGAGACCAGTTGAAAACTCCCAGCCCTTGACCAAGTCCCAGATGCGCTCCTCGCGGGACTTCTCAGCCTCGATGCGGTTCTCCAGGTAGTCGATCACGTCGAACATCTTCCCGGCCTCCTTGGACTTCGCCTCATAGAGATCGCTCAGTTCATAGAAGCGTTTGTCGTACCAGCCGCCGTTCATCTCGTGCTCGAAACGTTGGCGCAGATACGCGAATGCTTCGTCGTCGAGTCTACGCTGACGTTCGCGCAGGATGCGCAGGGCCACCTGCGGGTCGAAGGCTACCATCCCCGGGGCATCTTCCCGTGAATGCGGCCAACCTCGCGAGCAAGAGACTCGATGGCGCGCACCTTCTCGCGCTCCACGATGACGCGCTCGTATGCAATGACCTCGGCCATCGTCATATTGTCCTTGTCCAGGCTGTCAAATGTGCGGCTCACTTCTGCCCCCTCGCTGCGCGCAGGCGCTCGCCCGCGGCCTTCTTCTGCTCCTCGGTCTTCGGCTTGAGCTTGCGGCGGAATCCACCCAGAGGCGTGAAGTCGTCCGTGCTCACGCGGTAGCTGACGCCGAATCCTGCCTCCAGGTGCTCGGCCAACTCTTCCGCCGTGACATCGCCCTCGGGGGACTCGCGCACAGCGCGCTCCTCCCTCTCCAGCTTGCGGACGTCGACCACGTTGTTGCTCCAGATGTCCACATACCCGTCAAGCCGGTTTTGCGTGACGATGGTTTCCTGCTCTTCGCGACCTGCCATTAGATTCCCCATTCCTCTGCGATGTAGCCGACGGTTCCTGAGACTGTTTCGGAAAGGTGCGCCTTGACCTGAGCGAGCGAGTAGTGGCCCGGGCTGACGAGGTCGAATCGCATCCCATGTACGATGATCGGCACGTCGTTCTCGTCCAGCGGTGTAATGCTCACGCGCAGTGCGGCGACTGTCGGCTTCGCGGGCGGACTCTGCATTGCCATCACAGCACGTCCTCGATCTCGCTTCGGTACTCGTGGTAGAAATCGACGATCGCTTCCAGTTCTCCTGTCAGAATGATCTTGTCCGTGTCAGGATCAATCTCAGAACCGATGTGATACTGGATCAGCGCGTCCTCCAGGAGTTCCTTACGGTTCTCCTCGTACAGCTTGCGCTCCTCGGCGTCCATCATGCGGCACCTCCGTTCAGGTACGCCCCAGCGAGCACGATCAACAGAATCCCCAGACCGATGTTGAAGAACATGCTCCAACTTGCGGTCGCCGCCGTGTACGGCTCATGGTGTCTTCCGATCATGAATGGAATGACAAACGCCGACACAACCATCATGACGCCCCAGATGAGCACGATCCATGCAACAATTCCCATTTTTCCTCCTACTGTCGTTGTATTTCGACAGTACCAGGCATCCTGGGGCGGCGCAACCCCACCGGGTACACGAAAGCCCCGACATTGCCACCTTGGAAAAGGGGTTACCGGGGCATTCGCTGGTGAGTCACAGCGGTCAACGACCTCCCCACCCTGAGCCACCGGGGAGTCTCGAACTCCCGACCTGCTGTTTACGAGACAGCTGCTCTACCAACTGAGCTACGGTGGCGTGGCAGACTATTCCTTGCGGTCTGCGAGCGCTGGTGCCTTACCGAAGCTCCACATGGGAATCCTCGGCGGTACTCCGCGTGGTGGGGGCGGGATTCGAACCCGCGAACCCGAAGGAAGGGATTTACAGTCCCCCGCGTTTGGCCACTTCGCTACCCCACCGTTGAGGGTTTCCCTGATCGTCCGGGCCACCCACAAACTCGACATTGGCTTGTAGCTACGCTATCACATCAGCGCCATGATCTCCTTGAGCACCCTCTCCTTGAGCTTGTCGCCCGAGATGTGCTTATCCTCCCAGCTACGGGAGCCGGGGAGACCCGTCTGGATCGCAGCGACCGCGTCAAGCACCTGACGCAGCACACGCCACCGCTCCTGCTCTTTTGCCTGCTCCAGGAACGCGATGTAATCGACCTGGACAGTCGCCTGCGGGTACGAATACGGGCGCGTCTCGGGAACTAGTGGAATGTCAGAAACTCGACCCGTGTAGCCCCCCTGAGAGAGGCCGTGGATCACGCCACCGGAGGCAAGCTGAGACTTCGGGCGCGCCGCATCCACGGCATCCATCTGCTCCGTGGTAACGAGATCGCCTCGAATCGGCGGTTGAGGCGGCGACTCACAGCTGGCCCACCTTTTCGTGCTTCCAGGCCACGTACAGGCCCTGGGAGATGTTCTCGATCTCCTCGATCACATACTCCTCGGTCTCTTCGATGGTTCCGCCATCCTCGTGCCAGGACACGCCGTCACCCGCACGCTGGAAGTACGTCGTGTAGCCGTGCTCGCTCGTCGCCGAGATCAGGTCGACATCCTTCGGCAGGCGCTTGGGCCGCTCCAGGAGCTTCACCTCCACGCCATCCAGGAGGTTGATCTCACCACCGGCGATGTCGTTCGTGCGCACCTGATGCACGTACCGGCCCTGGCGGGCGTCGTACGTGTACAACGTCGATGCGACTTCCACCTCACGGGTGATGCGAATGCGGTCCCCGGCGCGAATCTCGCTCGGCTCAATGACAGGCTTGCTCATGTGTTACTCCTTCTCCTCGTTGTTGGGTTCTAGATTAGCGGGTCTGGGCGTCATCTGCAAGTTCACTTCTCCAGGCCGCGGTAGCGCCAGATGATCTCCAGCGCCTCATCCAGAACCCTGTCCGGTTCCGCATGGATCACATTCGTCACGAACTTCTCCTCAAAGCGAGGAGTTTTCTCGTAACCCAGCGCCTCCGCCAGCTTGAACAGGATCGTGTTGCCGTGAAGCCGCTCGGGAGTCTTGGCCAGAGGCTTGAGGCCGGTCACTTCGCCACCCCCTCAAATCCATCCAGAAGCTCCGCGGCATCCGTGTACAGGATCGCCTCCGACAGCGCCTTGCGCCAATCATTCTGCGGCTTGTCGAAGCCATCGAACTTCCCACCCGCAAACGGGTTCTTGACACGCTGCGTGTACAGCGAGTCGCCGAAGCGCTCAGCCCGCGCTTCCACGGCAGCCTCCCGCATCAACTTCGCGAGTTCTTCCCGCTTCTCTTCCTGGGTGTACGGTCCAAGGTTCACTTCGCCCTCCGATCCAGCACCGTGACATCCACCGCAATCTCGTTCCGGGCGCAGATAGCCTCGATGCGCTCGATCAGGGCCGCAGTGTCCTCGTACTCATCCTCATCGGAATCAGTCCAGTATTCACCCGACTTCCACAGCAGAAGGTCGCGGCCGGACAGGTTCCACACCACGAACTCGGCATCATCCGGGATCAGCGGCGGCGTCTCGCGAGTGTACGTCGGACTCAGGTTCTCATCAAAGAACCACCCATGCCCCTTGATGCGGAGGCTGCGATCCTCGTCATCACGCTCCAGCACCTCGACCGTCATGGTCATGGTGACCTTGTCGCCCGCCTCGATGTCCTCAAACTTGATCTGCTCGCTCATACGATAGCCTTCCTTCCATTTTCTGCAATGACACGGGCCGCAGCACGTCGCTCGGCCCGGTTGTAACGCTCCGGGTTCTTGAGAACCTGCTTCGGATCGTACCCCACATGTCCACGCATGCGGCGCATGAGATCGTCGCTCATCGCACACCCCCAGTAGCACGTAGAGCGGCACGCACTTGATGTTCTTGGTGACGCTTCGCGGCTTCGTCCGTGGTGAGCTTTGGCCCAGGGATGTCCCAGCCGCACTTGCACGACCACCCGCCATTGAACGCCATGAAGCGGTGCTCCCACCCCGCGTCAGTGAACGCTTTCACCTGCGCGTCGGACGGTTCGCTCTCGGAACGACGGAACCCAGCGTCGGCGAGGATCGCGGCAGGCAGTTCGCCCGCGAGGCGACGTGCGATGTTCGATGACAGCACGCCGGGGTCACTGTCGCCACAGTCGGTGTACACGTCCTCGATGACGGAGCGGATCGACTCACTCAGCGCAACATGGAGCGCGCCCGTACCCTCCGCGAGCATCAGCTGCCTCGGGTCGTCGATGAACCGTCGTGCGAGACGGTCTGCCAGCGCTTCCCGCTCGTCGTCGGTCGGGGTGCGCGACTTCTCGGCGGCTTCGAGCGCATCGGAGAGGCGCTCTAGTAGGTCGAACACTCCTGTCGTTTCGCCCTGGTTCCAGTTCCGCGCTTCCTCGATCAGCTTCTCGTTGTCCGTCATACCAACTCCTCCCACTTGGGCACAATCGGCATCGGCCGCCTGCGCAACGTGTACGTCACATGCAAATCGTGCTCAGGCGTGCCGGGTCCATAGCGGTGATCCTCATGCGCCTGCTCGGCCGCAATGTACTCCCGAGCCTCAGCCTCCGTCATCGGCCACAGATTCTCGTCATCCTTGCTGCCGTCGACCGTGAAACGAGACACGTAGCCCCACTCGTACGCCTGTTCAGCCATCACAACACCTCCATGTGGCCGCACACCGGGCACCCGTAGGCGTCAGGCTCAACGTAGACGTCGCCATCCTCCTCGTACTCGTCGCCCGGGTAAAAGAGCATGTCAGGCTCATCACAGACAGGGCAATCCATCAGGCCACCACCTTCTTCATGTCCGTGTAGTAGTTGGCGCGTGCCCGCTTCTTCTCCGCTCGGGCCAAATTTCGAGCCTGATTCCGGCGTGCACGGCGCGACAGCGTGTTCTCCGTAGTGCTTACGTGACCCGCGATCTCCTCAGAGAAAGACTTGTACTCCGTGGTCCGCATCAGACAAGCACCTCAAAGAACCCCTTGTGCTTCACATGCTGCGGCATCGAGTTCGTCCACAGGAAAGAGCCGAACCCATTCACCCAGCGCTCCGGTACTGTCCCGTGAGCCTGCTGGAGGAACCAGTGCTCCTTCACCGTCCCCACCGCGATCACCGAACCCGGCTTCGTCGGAAGCTCTGGAAGAGGGCGATCCACCAGTTCCAGAGAACCCACCCCCGCCAAGTAGTAGTCCGTGTAGACGCCGTGGTTGGACAGCAGTTGATGCGCCTCCACGCTCGACACCTCGATCTCCTTACTGAAACGGATCGTGTCGCCCGCCTGGATGTCCTCGAACGCGATCGGTGTAGCCATAATTCCTCCTCAATCGTTGATGTATCCCCAGAATAGCGGGGCCACGCACCATGCGCAACCCCGCCACTGGGCCTATTCGTCCGCGCCGAACGTGGCATTCCGAGCGCGTCGAAGCGCCGCAATCGCCCGGTTCACCCCGGCCCGGTCCAGTTCGATACCAGAGGCCGCGTCACCGATCACAAGAGTGGCAAACACCCCCGGGTAGTCACGGTGCCACGCGATCTCAAAGTGATCGCTCGGCTGGCCCTCAACGGCCGTTGACGGATAGAACTTCTCTGCGGGCATGATGGCCCCTTTCGCTCAACCGCATCACGCGGTCCCACCCAGCATCGCGCCGGGGAGTCTGATACGAGAATAGCAGGTCTTGGCGGGGTGTGCAAGTTGACCCTCGATATAGTTCGCCCAAAGGGCGCGTAGACAAAGGATAACTCGCATGAGGGCAAAAAATAGGGGGACAAAAAATTTTGGGAGGGGTCACTTTCCAGGCTTTAGTGCGCTTTAGGTAAGTTGGATAAAGTCCAGGCCAACGTGGAAAAACTTGTAGGTTTAGGTTCTGCACGGGGGTGCCCGGGGTCAAATACGGCGGTCGCCGGTTGGAAATATGACGTCTTTCCCCCTATGGGGTGCCCCCTCCCCCTCGTAAAGCTGATGCCCTTGACCGGCTGGGGTGGCGCGCGTGAGAGGGCATGCATGCATCACGCTTACTACTTAGCAATGCTATGTACAGAGACGCCCGAGATGCATGCCGATTAGGTGATGGGCCTGAGTGGATGCATACTGATGTGAGTAGGCAACCTGCCACACACAAGGGAACGGATGAGATCATGCATGCGGACACTGACACGGCCACGTACTACGCCACGATGACACGCCTCACAGGGCACAGCCGCCGCTACTTGGTAGTGCGTGCATGGGTACGTGCCGCGCTGTGCACATGTGCCGTCGTCGTCCCGTTCGCATCTGCCCTGCCGATCAAGTAAGGATCATGCACATGTATACCCATGCCGCTAACCGCACAGCCTCACTACGTAGGGCCTACGTGGAGGCACACCGCGCTAAGGTGGCACGCTTGCCCCGATTGCTCGCATGGTTCCACCGTATCGACTGTTTTTACTGTAACTAAGGATTACCTAACATGTTCACACCTGAGAGTATCCGCACGCTCGCACGCCGCGCCGCATCTGCCGTTGAGGGGCAGGGTACGGGGCACACCGTCTATAGCTTGGGTGCCACTAAGCGCCGCTACGTAGTGGGAGGGCTTGCCACCCGCATCTATCCTGTGGGTGAGGCCGTAGGGGCCGTGCGTAGGGGCATGCGCACTATGGCAGATAGTTACGCCGGGGCGACGGCCGACACGATGGGTTACTGGGAGGATGACGGGGCCGTATACGTCGACCTGGGAGATACCTACGATGGGGTAGGTATGGCGCTCGCCGTGGCGCAGGCCAGGGGCGAGCTTGCAATCTACGATCGGAGGACGGGTGAGTGCATCACGCTGGGTAACCTGTAATCCGACACGCCCGGGATACACGCCCGACTTGCACGCGGGCAGATTCCGAGTAACGTATCTCTTGTCAACAACACAAACCGACCAAAGGATAGGCAACATGGGACTTCGCGAAGACATCACGGCACGGGCGATCGAGTCGGGTCGCACGTTCGATCAGCAGGCCGCGTATGACCGCCTTGTGGGAGATGCATCAACCGTGGCCGCGCAGCAGGCAATGCTGGCAAACGAGATTGAGGCCGAGGGGGTTGACGTGGATGCTTGCATCGATTGCGCGCAGCACGTCGCGGGCATCTCCGAGCACGAGCGCGGAGAGGAGTACCCCACCGAAACCAAGCGTGCCGCGTTTGCCTATGGCATGCGCCTTGTGTCGGGCGATTGCGGCGATGAAAATGAGCGCCACACGACGTTCACGCGCATGCCGTGCGGCCTGTGCGGCTCCACTCTCGCCGGTGAGCGTTGCGTGGTTACCATCCTCCCGGCCTAGGCCGCTTGCCTCACTCTCACCTACGGGTGAGTGTGGGACTGGCAGACTAGCCAATACGGAACACCAAACGAAAGGGCATCATAATGCCGTACCGCAAGAATCAGACCAATGCACAGATCGTTCCCCTCGCGCTCGCCGGGGGTGAGGGGGCCACTAAGACGGGCGCTATGAGCGTCGACCGATACCGTGTCGGCTCCTCCCGGTTCACCCCCTACAGTGGGTCTCTCTCGGGGGCGTGGGAGCGTCTTCTCTCCGACCGGTTCCACGCGGGCCGCATTGAAGCGGTCGTCTACAGCTACAGCACGCCGATCGCATGGCTTGACGCTGACTACGGTTGGATTGTCCCCATCGTGCGCTACTCGATTACCACGTCAAGCAAGCATCAGTCTCACCTGTGGAAGCTCGGGGGCCGCCACATCTACATGCCCTGGGATGCAACCCCGGCTGACGCACAGCGCGTCATGGATGGCAAGATGATCTTCAACGGTGACGCGAACACGCGCCCCGGCCCGAACTACGTCGAAGGAGAGTGACCGTCATGGCTACCCCTCACATCTGCCACGTTGACTGCAAGCTCATCCACGAGGGCGCGCGAACCATCCACATGATGCACGCCGCCGAACCGTCGTCCGCCGCTGGTCGCTATCAGTGGGAACAGAATGCCGCCATTAAGCGCCAGGGGCGTCGCGCATGGCGCGCCACGGGACAGGGAGAGTCCCGGGAGGTGCGTGTCTGGAATGAGCGCCGAAAGGCCGGACAGACCGCCACGGGGACTAGGAGGGTCGCACGGCAGCGCCGAATCTCACTTGCCGTATTCGGCTAGCAACACCGCGCGAATGGCATACACCTGGGTTCGAGTCCTAGGCGCGTACGATGTCTGCACACTGTGGGAGTGATGCGGACACATGGGGAGGCCGTTGGGGAACGGCATCAATGAGTAGCGGGTCGCTAGGGGTAGTGGCCCGCTCTCAGTGCACGACTTAGCACACACATAACAGAAAGGGCCAATCATGGCTATCAAGGAAAGTGACCCCCGCTACGTTGCAGGACAATCCGATCATGACGACGACATGACGGATGCCGAATGGGTAGAGGCGTACGGCGAGTACGCCTGCCCGCACGATGACGTGGAGGGTGACGACAACGTTCCCACCGAGTACACCTGCCGCACCTGTGGCGACACCTGGAATGGGGGCGCTGAGTGATCCGCGCCTACCTCCGGCACCTGTTCACCTCCGACGACCCGGCCCCGATGTGGAGCGCGGCAATCATCTCTCTCAGTGTCGGCTCCGGTTGCTCTCTCGCGTGGCTTGTAGGTGTGCTGTGAGCCGCCCGCTCACCCGGTACGCTCTCGGGTTGTCTGCGCTCGCCGCGGGTGCCCTCGCGGGCTGTATCGTGCGCGCCGTGTTGGGTTACTGATGCACGTCTACCCCTGCCCCGTGTGGCGGGGGTATTCGGCGTGCCCCGGCCACGCTCCCACGGTTCCCGTAGCCGCCCGTCTAAGCCCCGAACACCTGCCAGGTGGTATCTGAGTACCGGGGAGCGGGTTGAGGCCGCCAGAATGGCGCACACGGCTTCCCAGGGCACATTCCATTCCCGTTCTCACCCGCTTTGTGGAGGATCGATGGCACTCTCACCCGTTCTCAGCGAGTTCTCAGCGATTTTGGTTCCAATACAGGGTGTTTTGGTGTATCCTCGCGCGCACGTGCGCGCACGCGCACACATGAGGGACGGGCGGTATACAAAGTAGGCGTGAGATGTCGATTTCGGCATAGGCACGAACCCCCCAAAATTCCCCTAGGCGTGGGTGTCTCGATATATCCCAGACCTCTCAGCTGCCTCTCAGAAACGGAAAACTCGTTTCTCTCTTACCTACAAACTGTATTATGGCTTTATTGTACTTAACGTAGAATACAGTAGACGTATAGACACAGAGAAACCCACTTACGACTCCCTTACTCTCCCAAGGGATCGCACTTTCGCCGAAACCCCCTGAGAACGGTCGTTTCCGTGCAATCGGGGTGTGACTTTCAAAATAACTGTAACTCTATACCGTTCCACATAGCTGGACATCTGGTACAACTTAGAGTACACTTATTTTTGAAGTCACACCCGTTTTCCACCGAATCGCCTCAGGAGGCCCGTTTTGACCCCTCAGTTCACCTTCCACGGTCCCGGTCCCAAACCGACCCCTCCCGAGGGTGGACGCATCAGCTGGATCGGCATTCGTGACGACCTGCTCGACCACGCCAAAGCACACCCGGGCGAGTGGTTGCTCATCACCCGGTCAGCCCCCTCCAAGAGTCCGTACACACCGGGCAGGGTGCGAGCGAATCCTGCATTCAACGAAATCCGCATCGAATCGTTCGCCAGAAAAGCAATCCCCCAGAAAAACGGTTCCCGGTTTGACAGTGCCTGGGAAATCTGGATGCGGGTTGCTCCCGTGCAGAAACTCATTGACGAGGCTCGCACCGAGAACAGGGCACGAGCGGACCGGGATGTACGGGAACTGGTTGAGGCTGCAAGGAAGAATCGAGAGAAGGAGGAGCAATGAGATCGACAAGCATCTACCCGGTTCGGGGTGGGTGCATGGTCCTCGCGTACAGTCGTTGGGTATTTGAGTGGCAGATCGTTGTGCCCGATTACGATCAGGCGACAGAGATCGCCCGACAGTGGCGGCATGATGGCGTGAGGCACGAGGGGGAGAAGTCATGACCGAACGCCGATTGCTGGATTTGGCCCAACATAACCCAGCGGGCTATGTGAAAGGGTGTCGCTGCGACGAGTGCTCCGAGGCGCACGCCGCATACAACCGCGACTACCAGGAGCGCATGATCGCATGATCGCAGCTGACCCGGATTGGCTGGAGAGAAAGCGTGCACGGGCGCGTGAGTACATGCGGGGCGTACACAGGGCTGACCCCGCGGCGTACAATGCGAGGATCAAGAGGTCGTACTCGAAGAAGAGGGCGATCCTGGAGGCGGACCCGCTTCACCCGGACCACGGGAAGAATTCGAGCTACACGGCGGGTTGCCGGTGTGCTCTATGCACGAACGCTCGCAGAGTGTATGCTCGGGAGCACCGTAACAGAATTAAGGAGGAAAAATGAGCAACGCCGCACGCAAGGCCCGCAAGAAGGCGGGCATCCCCCACGCTCGCACCGCGAAGACCCCCACGGGGGCACTGACCCGCAAGGAGAAGCCACTGAGCCTGGAGCAGCAGGTGAAGCTCGCACAGTGGGCGGCCGAGTTCGGGCGGACGTTTTGGGAGAGCCGCGGGCGCGTGCCCACGTTCCCGGATCGGGATGCACTCATTGCCGAGGGTGACCGGGTTCACCGGGAGATCGAGGAGAACGGGTGGGTTGACCCGGATGCGGCGATCATTGCCGAACTCGATGCGGAGTACGGAAGCAATTCAGAGGAGGAGTCGTGAGCGTCTGGTACTGCGTCAACTGCATGAAGCCGTTTCACCATCAGGGCGTGTCGATGCACAGGCGCACTCACCGAGACAAGCGGGAGCGGGTCGTCTTCATGACGGAACGGTACAAGTACACGTATGACTACAGGGGTGCGGCCCCTGAGGATCGAGAGGAGGAGTCGTGAAGGACGCAGACGAGATTGCGGCCCAGGTGTTCTACGACATCAACGGCCACAAGTACAAGCCGAAGAAGGCTGACCACTTGGAGCGAGTGATCTACCACTCAGCCGCAGCTGCGGCGCAGTTGACGCTGGACTTGGTCCTGGCGGGGATGGAGCAGGAGGAGTCGTGAAGAATCACGCCCAGCACCGCGGGCACGAGCACAAGGTTGTGGCCCCGGAGGAGTTGCTGTTGCGGAATGTGGCATACACCTTGACACACGATCTCGTGCGCTGTCAGGATGATGGTTTCTACGGTTGGATTGAGAAGGAGGAGTCATGAAGAGCAATCAGAAGATGGCCGTCAACTTGCAGCGAGGCGAGTGGGTGATCCTGCCCCGCTACCAGTTTCCACAGGAGGTGCACTCGGTCTACAGCCTGCCCCTGGGCGTGGTTCGCATCACGCATTCGAAATACGGGTTGCAACAGACGTATGCGGCATCCGACTACCCGATGACGGTTGTTGAGGATGGGTGGGAGTCGAGAGACTTTTGGCCCAAGAAGGATTGATCTTGACGCACCGTGCGTTTCCCCTGTAGTCTCTGAGTAACACAAGAAAAGGAGGCCATCATGGCTGAGAAGAACATCAAGGTCGGCGACACGGTTCGCATCCTCCCGAGCTACGAGAAGCTGGACTGGGGAAAGCACGTGCTCGGGCTGGGCAAGAACACGGTGGGCACAGAGTTCAAGGTGACCGAGATCATCGACTCGCTCGGCGGGTTCCGCAAGGGGCAGTTCTATGTGAAGGGCGACCCGGCCGATCGCGGCATCTGGGCCGAGTACGTCGAACTGGTGGCCCCGACCTATTCGGTCGAGGTGCCGACCGAGTATGGGCTGTACGAGTCGAAGTTCTACCCGGTGTCGGATCAACCGTATTCGCCACTGCCGTACCGCCTGGATGCGACGGGGTTTTACCTCACCACCGACAGCGGGGCAAACGGCATCAAGATCGACGAACCGTACATCCCGAAGCACGGTCCGTTCCGCCTGATCGAGCCTGCGCCCGTGCCGTCGAACATGATTGACCTGGAGGTTGGCAAGGATTACTGGCTGACGTTCACCGATGGCAGCCGGGTCAAGGTGTATGTGCGCGAGGACAGTAGGGGCGACATCGATGCCAAGAATGAAACGGTGGTTTTCCTGATGTGGATGGGCGCGAAGGGTAAGCCGAGGAACCGCGAGGGCATTGTGAGCATCGAGGAGGTGTCGTGATCTACCCGTTCGGCGGTTTCAGCGTGGACGCTGAGGGAACGGTGATCCCGTCGCAGTCTTTCGCGTGGCGCACGGACTACGGCGACTTCCCCGAGCTTGTGAAGGTCGAGCGACTGGTCGAGGGCCAGGTGCGCAAGATAATGGCGATCGAGGAGGATGTCGTCACGGGTGTGGCGGTTGAGATTCTTCTCGCGAAGGGCTACGTGGTGGTTGAACCCATCGACTTGATCGTGTAGCATTCAGGTAACACAACAACAGAAGGAGAAATCATGGCTTATGAACCCAAGCATGCGGTCCGAAACGCACTGTGCCATCAGGTCAACGGCAACGGGAGCGGTTCGTGGCTGACACAAGACCCACGTCCGAGCCTGGAACTGGTGCCCGAGGTTGTCGAACTCGGCCAGTCGGACCCGGAGAGATTCTACGACTTCCTGCTGAGCATTGCAGAGCGCGCACGGGAGCAGTCCGAGCGGGATCGGCAGCATTTCGTATTCCAAGTGTTGCATGAGGTGGAGAACCTGGCGAGTCGCACGGATAGCCACGCCATGCATACGTACGCCGCGTGGTTGCGGAAGAGCCTGAGCCAGAAGGGCGAGGCGTGACCCATAGAAGCGCAGTGAGGACGCTGACAGACGAACAGCTTCATGAGGTTCACACTGTCGCACAGGCCAAGGTTGCAAGCTACATCGGCAATTATGACTCGCTGGTGGGTAAGCAGCGGAGAATCGCAAACGCCGCCGAGCGCGAGATTCTGGCGCGGGCGAAGCATGCGGAGCGGGGTCGGCCCAAGTTTCGGCTTGCCTTGTTTCGATCGAACGTGTAGTATCTGAGTAACACAACAACCAAGGAGGAAAAATGAACTACGACAGCTTCGGACGGGTCATCGCGAGCCAGGGTGACCGCATCCGCATCTCGAACAAGGCCACGGGTGCTTCCCTGGAGGGCGAATCTCTTCACGAGATTCACAGTGCAAAGGATGGGTTTGTCATCCGTGTGGATGGCACATCGATGGAAAACTGCTTCCAGCTGGCCGAGTGGTCGGTTGAGGTGATTGTTCCGCCCCTGGAGGATGGCTACTACCAGTCGACTGCGAACAAGAACATCTACGCGGTTCGCGATGGTGTGATCACAAATTCGAGGCTGAACCTCGGGTCGCAGGCGACGCGGTCGGCTTACAGCGCATCCGGCTTCGTGCAGGTCGTTGCCGAGGGTTCGATGGTGAAGGTGGCGGAACTGTGATCGACGTCAAGATCACGAAGACCGTTCGCCTGAGTGCGGAAGACCTCGACCAGGTGGAAACGGTCAGCTACTACGACAACGGTTCGGAGTGGGATCACATCACCCTGACGTACACGTGGGATGCAGAAACGGGCTGGGGCATGACGCATGCGCGGGGTTCGCTGTGGCGTCTGACGAAGAAGGGTACGCGGATCAGGAACTCGCTGACGCGGGGATACTTCCCGACCATCCCGCAGGAGATTCGCGACAAGAACCGCCCGACGAATCGGGTTCGTGTGGAAGTGGAGGATGACGAGTGAGCACGAAGGGTGCGATCGCAAACGGCGATCAGCTGTGGATTCACAGCCCGAAGACGGGCTGGATGAAGGCGACCGCGGCGCAGGACTTGGAGGCGTTCGGGCTGGCATACCTGGATGTGTGTGTCAACTCGATTCGCCTTCCGGGTGTGTCGCGGATGACGATTAACGTGAACACGTTTGATGTCTTCCAGCAGGACGATGTCGATGCGTTGCAGAAGATCGCGAATGAGTTCGTGGTCCCGGAGTGGACGCGATGAAGTGGCCGAAGACCACCAAGGGCCGCGGCTGGTTCGCACTCGTGTGTGCATGGCTCTTTCTTTGCGGCGTATTCGGGACAGGACAGGGATTGTCTGGCGGCGGCTGGTGGGGCTACCTCGTGTATACCGGGATGGCGCTGTGGGTGGCGATCCTGGCCTTCGTGGTTCCCCGTGTCATGCGGTGGATCGATGCGGGAGCGGGTGGTTCACGATGAGCGCTGCACTCGATTACCTGACAACCCTGAACGAGACGGGCAGGATCGACTACGACGACTACTCGCACCTCCATTACCTGATTTCAACTGAGATTGCAGTGGAGAATCCCGACTTGGAGTACGGCTGGGAGTGGGCTTCGGGCAACAGCACGGGCACATTTCCGATCCATGGCTCTGACACGAAAGAGTCGGCGCACAGGGCTATGCATTACATGGAGAGGATGGTTGCCCCGGTACGGATCATGGTGCGTGAGAAGGCCGTAGCCGGGGAGTGGCGGGAAGCGTGACGCCGATCATCGAGGACGCCAGCCTGGATCACCTGATCCCACCCGAGCAGATGGCACGCATTGAGCGCGAGCGGGCGCTGTGGGATGCCCGCCAGTCAATGCTCGCCGTGGAATTCGATGCCGAGTCGCTGGGCGCTCCAGCTGCGAAGCAGATCAAGTGGGTGGATGCCGCGAAGGCCATCACTGAGCGCGCCGAGTCGCATCCGGGGGATTGGGTGAGGCTTCGCCGGGATGCGCCGACGGATGAGGTGGCGAAGTCGATCAACCTCGGCCGGGTTCCTGCTCTCGAAGGGTTGGGCGTGGAAGCGTTTTCCCGGCAGGGGAGGCCGCGCGTGGACGGAAAAGCTCCGGGGTGGGAGATTTTCGCGCGCGTTCGCCCCGAGTAGGGGTTGCGGGACACTGTTTAGGTGTGTCATACTGGTGAAACGAGAATAGGAGCGAGGAGAACTGATGGACGAGGACGACTTCGAGGACGAGTTCGCAGACGACGACTACGACTGGTACGCCGACCCCGGCGACGACGAAAACTGGAGCTACTGATGGGTCGCAAGATCACAATCAACCCTGACATGGGTGAGCTTCGTGACCTGATCACGAAGTACATGGGCAACCGTACCCTGATCCGTGCACGCTACGCGGCGCTCGCCGAGAAGGAAATCGCTGATCAGCGCACAGAAATTCAGCGGCTCATGGTGACCGAGTTCCCTGACGCGGGGCCGAGTGAGTTCGCGAACTCGACGGGCCTGAGTCGGTCCACGGTCATCCGGTGGCTGGAAGAGTACGGCGATCGCCATCTCTCGGTCGCGCCCGATGCGGTCACGCCCGCTGCCGGTCACGGCACATTCGGCATCGAGGATGACACGGCATACATCATCCATGACGGCAAGCGGGTCTACCTGCTCACGGGTGACACGGTCGGGTGGGGTGCCACGAAGGTTGAGGCTGATCAGCCGGGTAACCTGACGACGACACCGGACTGGCTGACGGAAGACCTGATGCGCGAGGTTGTCGAGCAGACTGGTGCCACACTGATGTACGCGCCGTGGGATGTCCGCGCGCGCGCAGCTGCGAAGAAGGAGAAGAACGCATGAACGCACGACGGATCGCGAAGGACAACTCTCTGGCACGGTTCAATGCCGCGCTCGCCGAGAGTGACATGACTCGTGAGCAGAAGGAGGCGGCGACCGCGGGCTACCTGGACGGCCATAAGGCTGGGTTCCGTGCTTCCTCGGGGTCGGTGTATATCGCCCTGAACGAGTTCCTTGGCTTCATCAAGGACGACTCACCTGTCTCGGAGATTCGCACGGGCCTGGAGGGTCTGCGTAATGCGGTCAAGGAGAGTGCGCGATGACCACGTATCCCATCACGGTCGACAGCCCCGATGAGGACAAGCTGGTGGCCGCGTACGACCGTCTCGAAGAGGTGACCCTGCGCCGTGATGACCTTCTCCTGGAGATCGAGGGCGAAGAAGAGCCGTTCGGTCTCCGCATCCAGGCGTACGAGGATGACATCAAGATCGCAGAGGACTACGTCCAGTCGCTTGGGGGTGAGCTTCCGTGAAGGACAAGGAGAAGATTGCCTGGCACAAGATGGCCTGGGTGATCCTGGTATACAACTTCGGGATGGCTGCCTTGATCGGCAACATGAATCACGATTCTGCGAGCAAAGCAATCACAGTTGCCACTTGGGTTGCCGCCATCGCCTTCGGGCTGTACTTCATCATCCTCTTCCTGCGCCTGGCATACCTGGCAGGACAGCGGGCACGCGATGACGGATGAGCCGAAGGTGGAATACTGGAACGAGGAGAAGCGGGAGTGGCGCATATCGGATGGGCTATCCTGGGATGAGGCCCTGTTCGTGAACACGTTCGTGGGGTGGGAGATGTACCGGAAGGTGGAGTAGTGTCGGAGCAGCTAGACTTCGGTGAGGTGGTGTTGCCGAACTGGAAGCTCGAACTCAGCAGTCAGCAGAGCATCCCCTTCCGTGAGGTTGAGGCTGAGCACGGCGCGCGCATCGCCTACATGCAACAGGACATCGCATTTGTCCGCACATGGGTGCGCAAGCACCGGTACGGGGAGACAGGCGACTACGCGAGCTACAGCGTGGACGTTGTCTGGCCTGACGGTGAGACGGCGACGTGGGTGTTCGACAAGCATGTGGGCTGGCCGGTAGAGGTCGGCAACGAGGATCGAGACTGGCACGCCGAATGGGTGGCCAACTACAGCAAGATTGCATAGGAGGAGACATGAAGGGAACGTTGCAGTATCGAAGCCCGCACGGGTGGGTAGACCTGATGCCGTTCATCGGGAAGAACGTCTACCTTGCCGTGTCGGATGCGAGTCGGAAGCTGGGCGTGTCTGTCCGTGTCAAGCCTGAGATTGAGTCGGAAGACGACTTCGACGACAAGGACATTTCGTGAAGGTACGGCTGGTCCTAGTCCTGGTCATGCTGGGCTGCCTGCTCACCATTCTGTTGGGATGCGGGTCGGCAATCAGCGAGGGCACGGTCACAGACAAGACTCACCGACCGAGCTACATATGGATTCAGAACGTGTGCGCGGGCTACAACAGCCAGGGTGTCTGCACCACGCAGGTGCCCATCGTGCACACCGAGCCTGACCGGTACACGCTCTCCCTACAGGAGGGAGAGGACACCGGCTGGGTGTACGTGACCGAAGGCGAGTTCGACACGTACGTGGTCGGCGACCACTACCCCAAACCCCGCTGAAAAAAGTTGCCCCATGGGCTTGCGCATGTCGCGGCCCGTGGGGCATACTTGTATCAACGACGAGGAAAGAGCCTCGCACACAACAGAAGGAGCCGATCATGGCTAGCTACGAGACCAAGAAGGACAAGAACAAGGCCGAGACCCTGGGCCGTCGCATGCAGCGGGCGGCGAAGTATGCCAACGCGGCGACGTTTACCCGTTCGGGCCGCGCACAGTCGAAGGCTCGGGTGGCATCGTGAAGTGGCTTGCGGCCGCATGCGAGGGGTACGCCTGCCCTCCCGAGCACAGCACCCCGGCGCAGGACGTCATCGTGCAGGTCACCACGAAGCTGTCAGAGACAGGCGTTGACCTGGACAGCTACGTGGGCGTCGTGATCGCCGCTCTCCTGATCGTCATCGTCGGCGGCGGACTGGTCGCAGAGTCGGTCCGGGTTGAGCGCAAGAAGTGAACACGCCCCAGAAGTACGAGGACGGCACGCCCGTCCCGTACCCAAGCTACCGTTGCCCGTCCTCGGCGCGCAACACGTCCCTGACGGCGCACACGCACCTGTGCAAGCGCCATGTCGACCATGAGGAGGAGAAGCATGTCTGCATCTGTGGCACAGCCTGGCCGCGAGTCGACTCGCTATGACGCATGGGTGCTGAGCGTTATGGACGCCGACACGGCGGAACCCATCCCCACTCGCACCGAAGAATTCACCCGCCTGGGCCGCTCGGTCCTGGCCGCACGAGCGGGTGCGCTGGATCGCTACGGCATCCCGTGGCGCATCGACCCGAGAAAGAGGAGCAAGTCGTGAACATCACGATCGACAACGACGAAGAGTACCGGATCGCCGGGCGAAGCATGTATCTGTTTTTCATCTGCGGGGCATCCGCCGCGATGTCCATGGTGATCATGCTTCTCGTGGGTGGCGTCACATGGTTCGCCATCGCGGAAGCCGCAATCGCCGCCATTTCTCTGGCCCTCGGTGCGAGCTTCGACGTGGCCCGCGAGGAGTACCGGTTCAGGACACAGCACGACGAATGCTGAGGTAACCCCGGCCGGGACTTGACACTTGCCCCGGTCGGGGTCTAACTTTGTAATACACAACAGAAAGGGGTTGCCATGGCAATCACAACCATTGCAGGATTCCAGGTCGACAAAGCCGAAAAGCTGTCTGACGAGATCATTCTCAAGACGAACGAGGACGTCGCCGTGCTGCGCATCCTGTCCGCCCTCCAGGCCAACGGGGTTGTCAACGAGAGCACGTACTGGCGCAAGCTGCCCGACGTGCTCGACACTCTCGGCTTCGACTACGACGAGATCGTGGAGGTCGCGCTGTGAGCCTCAAGGACAGGATCGACACGATCGTTCGGGACGAGGCATACGACGGCTCCTTCGGCACAATGACGGAGGGCACGTTCAACAACATGGCCGCTCGCATTGCCGACTTGGTGATGGAAGAGGTCGAAGCAGAGATCGCTGCCCGTGCGCCGAAGGCTGGCGCATGATGCTCGAAGGTCACTCGTGCTGGGAGGACTGTGATGAGGGGCCGCACGGGTGCGTCTGTGGCAACGACTGCGAGCCGCCCGAATGGATGAAGGAGGCGTGGCGCGCCGAGAACAGGGTGATCCTGTGATCTGGTAGCGTGGAGCCATGAGCATCTGCGACATCTACGAAACCCACATCGGCACCGTCACGCTGGAGACTCGCGTCTACGAGGACGGGTACATCCAGGCCACTCTCATTGACGAGTTCGGCTATGAGATTGACTCGCATGACGGGAACGTTCAGGACGACGACACAGCGGCCACACGGCACATGATTGAGGACCATCTTCTCGATCAGTACATTCAGTAACCAAGAGAGGATCGAGAACAACTCAATGACAACAGATGCAGAGGTCAACTTCGTCACCCGTTACCTGATTGGAACGGTAGACAAGAAGGAATTGCTCGCCACGTTGCGGCAGTGGCGGGAAGAGTCAAAGAGCGCAAGCGATGCAGACCTGATCACCGATTTGATCGCCCTGATCGACAGCGGAGAACTTGACGGCTGAGCTTGACATGGACCCGACACGTCGGGCATACTGATAACACACAACAGAAGGAGGAGTCGTGGAGACCCAGCAGGACGCCATCAAGCTTTGCCCCGGATGCAACCGCCCGATGATCGAAAAGGGTGGCATCTTCATGTGCCGCACCGAGGACAACGTCCAGGAGCGCGAGACGCGCCCGGACCCGAGCGCTCGCTACATCGAGGGCACGCGCGTCATCGACTTCACCAAGGAAGTCCCCGGTGGCCGCGTCAAGGGTGCAGCTGACTATGCTCACGATGCACGCTTCGCCGCGCAGAAGAAGGAGTGGTACGGGGCATGACCCGCCTCACCGCCACGCCCGCCCAGGCCGAATGGATCAACCAGTTCGTCAACACTGACGCGACCGGTGGCATCCTCGGCCTGGGCACGGGCGTGGGCAAGACTTTCGTCGGCACCGAGATTGCACGCCTGCGCAAAGCCAAGCGCGTGCTCATCATGGGGCCGCAGTCCACGTTCGACAGCTGGGCGTCAACGGTGTACTGGCAGACTGGTCGCAAGCTCAAGCGCTGCGCCAACAACGCCTTCACGTTCAACTACGTGCCCGACCCGAACAATCGCGACGAGACCGTAGAGGTCAAGCTCAGCGCGAAGGTGTGCCAGTCCAACCTCGCCAAGGCCCAGGCCGGTGAAGAGGGATGGTACTTCGTCACCCGTGAACTGTTCACCTCGCAGGACTGGGAGCGCAAGCCCGTGTTCAAGCGGGTGGATAGCGAGCGCGTCCCGGTGATCGACCCGAAGACCAAGAAGCAGAAGACCGCGCGCCACCGCAAGGGCATCTGGGACCAGAAGGGCAAGCACCCGTTCGACGTGGTGATCCTGGATGAGAATCAGAACTTTGCCAAGGCGGGCAACATCGGGCAGCAGTCCTTCGCGGCCCTCCACGGATTCAAGATCGCATCCTCGGCCGACTGGTTCGGGTCGCAGCTGGAGAACATGTACACGGTCGCCCGTGACGTGTACGGCGAGGAGTCGCTGGGCATGAACCGTGCCCAGTTCGTCGAAGATTACATGGTCACCGAGTACGACCACTTCGCATTCACGAAGAAGGCGATCGTCGCCGAGCAGATTCCCGGCCTGTTTGCATCCGAGCTTCCCCTGTACGTGACGGCCCCACCGTCTGTCACCCCGCCCGAGCCTGAGAACCGCATCATCACACTCTCCCGAGCAGAGCGGGAACTGTACGACCAGCTGGAGCACAACTACGTCGCCATGGTGGACGACAAGGTGCTCAACATTGAGGTTCCCCTCGCGTTGCGCATCCGACTGCGCGAGCTTTCCCTCGGCATGTTCCGGGTCGAAGAGACCGGCGAGTTCACCGAGGATGGCATCGAGAAGACGACCATCCAGTTCGATCCAGGTGCCCCCTCCTCGAAGCTCGAAGAGGTCAAGTCGATCATGTCCGACCACCCCGGCAAGAAGTTCATCATCTACTCGCACAGCGCGAAGTGGTGCCGGAAGGTTGCCGCAGAACTGGGCATCCAGGCGTGGACCGGTGGGCTGAACGATAAAGAGAAGGCCGCAATCAAGAAGGACTTCATCCAGGGCGACCTGCAAGCGTTCACGGCCACCGCAGAGACGATGGGAACGGGCACGGACGGACTCCAGGCGGTCTGCCACAACGTCATCGTGGCATCGCCCAGCGATCAGGCTCTCGTGAACACGCAGGCGATCTCGCGCGTGGCGCGTCAGGGGCAGGAGCATCAGGTGAACGTGTGGAACCTGATCGCCCGCAACACGTACGATCAGGGCGTCATCAGCACGCTCAACAAGAAGGTGGCCACGAACAACGGAGCGAAGGGGTGGGGATAATGAAGGATTTGAGGTACTGGATTAGCGATCACAAGGAGTTTCTCATCTTGGGGGTGCTCATGCTCGCCGTAGTGGGTGGCGGCCTGTTCGCCAGCTTTCAGCCCTACTGCACCACGTTCAGCAGTGGAGAGACGGTGTGCTCGCAGCTTGAGTGGGGCGGAAAGAGAATCTGGCGCGAGTGAGCTTGACGCAGGATTGAATCCTGTGCAATACTGATGACACAAACAGAAGGAGGAGCAATGAGCAGTCACTTGAAGGACGCCCGCTGGCAGCTGGCCAGCGAGTATGCGGCCGAGGACGGCAAGGATTTCTACGCGATGGACTTCCACTGTCAGAACCGCTACCTGGAGGCAGCGCGGACGCGACTGGGCCTCGCCCCGAACGAAGTAATCGAGGCACATGCCGCCAAGTTCCGCGAGGAGGACAAGTGAGCACCATCATCATCATGCGTGGCCTGCCGGGTTCCGGCAAGACCACCGCCGCCGAGGAGTACATCGCCACGCACGCCGGTTTCACCGTGCGCCTGAGCCGTGACGACGCGCGAGCGAGCCTGTTCGGCTTCGACGGTGTCGGCAATGCAGAGCAGGAGCAGGTCATCACGCGCATCCACGAGGAGGCGGCACTGCTCGCCCTCGGCCGCGGCCACGACGTTCTCCTGGACGCCACGAACCTCAACCCCCAGTTCATCCGGCCGTGGTTCAAGATCGCCAAGCGCGCTGGGGCTGATGTGAAGTTCTGGGACTTCCCGGTGCCGATCGCTACCGCCATCGAGCGTGATGCGAGTCGCAAGCGCACGGTCGGTCAGGGGGTCATCGCCCGCATGGCCCAGCGTGCCGGTATCGAGGACGACGGCAAGCTGCCCAAGGCCCCGAAGTGGACGCGCCCGCAGCTGCCCGACCTGACGCCCGCGGCCGAGTGGGACGACATGCTGCCGACTGCGATCATCGTGGACACGGATGGCACGCTCGCCAACCACGAGGGCATCCGCTCGCCGTACGACACGAGCAAGTACGCGGACGACACGGTGCACGAGGATGTCGCTCGCATCGTCAACAACCTGGGCGACACGCATTACATTATCGGCGTCTCGGGGCGGGATGAGAAGTTTGCCCTGGTCACAATCGACTGGTGGGCTAGCCAGGCTCGGGTGACGCCCGACTTCATGTACTTCCGCCCCGAGGGTGACACGCGCCCGGATGATGTCATCAAGGCAGAAATCTACGAGCAGCACATCCGCGGCAAGTACAACATCGTCGGCGTCTTCGATGACCGCGCCCGAGTGCTCGCCATGTGGCGGGCCAAGGGTCTGACCACGTTCGCCGTAGGCGACACCCGCAACAACGAGTTCTGAGGAGGACACTATGGAGAAGAGATTCACTGCCAGCAATGACGTTGCCATCGTGAGGCGAGACAACGACACGTACACGATCCTGGATGCTCACGACAGCTACAATCGCCTGGGAGAGTATGACTACCTGAACTCAAGTGACATGCAGGCGTTGCGCGAGTTCTTCGCGGGCGGCGAGGAGTTCGACAAGCCGAACCGAAACGCGAAGCGTGGCCAGATTTGGGCCATCACCTACAAGGGCGAAGAGTACGCTGGCGCGCTGGACGGAGACCTGGACTTCGCGCTCCCGTACAACGTCGGCCGTTCCTACATCAACATCGACGACGAAGAGATCACAGAGGCCCGCCTGCTGTGGGAGGAGAAGGCATGACCGTCACCATCGAGAACGAGAAGAACTACGCGGCACTAGTGATCCGCGTGCCCGAGCTTCACAAGCTCCCCAACAGCGACAAGCTGTATGGGATCAACGTCGCCGGGATCAGCGTCGTCGTGGACTCCAGTTGGCTTGAGCGGGTCGGCGAGCTTGCCGTCATGTTCCCGGCCGAGTCGCAGCTGAGCCACCCGCTGACGGCCTACGCGAACCTATACCGCCATTCGGAACTGAACGACGATCCAGAGGAGTCTGGATACCTGGAGGATAACCGCCGCATCCGGGCACTCAAGCTTCGCGGGAACGTGAGCAAGGGGCTGATCCTCCCGCTCGAAAAGGTCACGCTCGTGACGAACTCATTCCCGGATGAATTCGAGGAGGGGCAGTCGTTCGACACGGTCAATGGGATCGAGGTCTCTCGCAAGTACGTCATCCCCGTGAAAGAGCCGCAGAACGCCGCGCAGGCGAAGCTGGCGAAGGCTTTCAAGCGGGTGGATGCGAAGGTATTCCCGGAGCACATCGAGACCGACCAGTGGCTTCGCAATGAGGGTCACGTCACGGACGATGAAGTGTTGATCGTCACGCAGAAGCTTCACGGAACGTCGGTTCGCTTCGGCCGCGTCCCCGTCAAGGTGGAGCACAAGTGGTACGAGCGCCTGGCGGCCAAGTTGGGCGTGCGTGTCCGTGAGATGGAATTCGATCTCATCGGCGGTTCGCGCAAGGTCATCAAAGACCCGAAGTCGACCACGCAGAATCACTTCTACGCGACGGACATCTGGACGGATGCCGCGTTGCGCTACGGTGAGGCGGTCCCGGAGAACTACATCGTCTACGGTGAGCTTGTGGGCTACACCCCGGACGGTGCGGCGATCCAGAAGGGTTTCACGTACGAGGCTTTTGCGGGGGAGATGGAACTGTACGTGTACCGCGTGGCAGTGGTGACCGAGCAGGGCGAACTCACCGACCTGTCATGGGATCAGGTGCGTCACTTCGCTCACAGCCGTGGCCTCAAGTACGTGCCCGAACTATGGCGCGGATTCAAGCGCGACTTCCGGGTGGAAGACTTCGCAGAGAAGAACTTCTACCTGGAGTGGATGAAGAGCAATGTGGTCATCGACACCCAGTACCCTGACACACCGGTTCGGCTCAGTGACGGTGGCACGGGCAAGGATGAGGGTGTCGTCATCCGGGTCGACCAGGGGTGGCCCATCGGTCACTTCTTCAAGTATAAGAACGACAGTTTCTACCTTCACGAGACGGAAGAACTGGACAGCGGAGAGGCGAGTATCGAAGCATGACAACCAAGGCAAAGGTCGGCGAGGGCACATGGGCCATGCGTGGCGTGGAAGCGGACGGCAACCGGTGGGTGATCATCGGTGCAGCAACGCCAGGCGGGAAGCGGTGGCTGACCGTGGCGCAGGAGGTGGGCGGGCCTGTGGCGTCGTACCCTGAGCCGGTCTTCCACGGGACGTTCCACCGGATCGACAAGTAGTAGTAGGGTAGGCGGGCGGGGTCTCACATCGAGACCCCGCCCTTGAGGCACGAGAGGACAACAGCATGGACGAAGCAAGCGAATTCCTGGCATGGAAGAGGGACTTTTCCTGGGGAGACGACGGGGTGCACGCATTCCAGTCGATCAAGAAGGTGCGTGAGATTACGCACATCGTTGCAATGAAGCATGACGGGTGGGAAGATGAACTCGAAGCAGCCCTCTCTTCCTGACGTGATTCGCCGTCGCGAGGAGCGGCAGTCCTGGGATACGATCGGTGAGGTATACGGGATGTCCCGCAGGCGCATCTCCGGCTGGGCGCGCAAGCAGGCAGACTTCCCGGACGAACTCTTCCGCAACATGCGCCCCGAGCACAGTGTCACATCCGAGGAGATGCAGGAGATGGTCGACCAGGGCATGACGGACATGCAGATCGGCCAGCGGCTCGGCATCGAGAAGCTGGACACGGTCGGCAAGCTGCGCATGCGGCGCGGCGTCTACCGGAAGTCGGATGAGGACCGCGCCAAGTCTCGCAACAGCATCCCTGAGGAGGAGCTTGCCCGAGCGGCAAGCCTCTTCGAGGAGGGCTACCCGAAGAAGGCGGTCAGCGAGATCACTGGGATCAGCTGGAACGCGCTGGACAACCACTTCCCGGACGCGGGACTGTCTCGCGAGGAGATGAGAGAGATGGCTTCGATGACCCGGGCACTGAACAGGATCGCCGTATGAGGCGGGAGGATGCGCCCGAGGCGCTGTGCGTCTGGGATGTGGAGTCCACGGGTGTCGATATAACCCGGGACCGCATAATCACGGCTTATGCCATGGTGACGAACATCAAGGGCGAGAAGCTGGACGAGCGCAGCTGGGTCATCGACCCGGGGGTGGAAGTGCCGAAGGGGGCATCTGACGTCCATGGCATGACTACCGAGTGGGTGCGGGAGAACGGCCGCAAGGATGTCGCCGAGGCGATCTATGACATCGAGTGGTATCTCGAAGGTGCCATCTCGAATGGGTGGCCGATCGTGGGTTTCAACAACTCGTACGACCTCGGCATTCTGCACCACGAGATGCGCAGGCACAACGGCCACGGGTTGAACATGGACCGCCCCGGCTACAAATACGATGGCCAGTTCTTCGACCCGATCATCTACGACCGGGCCATGGACAAGTACCGCAGGGGCAATCGGAAGCTGATGACGGTCGCCGCGCACTACGGCATCGAGGTCGATGAATCTCGTCTGCATGACGCAGAGTACGACGTGATCCTCACGAGCAAGCTGGCGTGGCGTCTTTTGCAGAAATCGCCCTATACGCTTGCGGAACTCCAGCCGCTCCAGCTACAGTGGAAGCGTGACTGGGCCGAACATCTCACTGAGTATTTCGCCTCACAAGGAAAGACTGAACAGGATGGGTCGCGGATCGTCGTTGACGGCAGCTTCCCCTGGAAGAAGGAGTGAATATGAGCACTATCGAAGCAGGCCCACGCGCGGCACGAGCGGGTCTGGTCGTGACCGCAACACTGAAAAGCGGACTGACCATCTCCGGGGAGGTGGAGTCCAACAACTCGTTCGCTGAGGTTCTCGAATTCGTCGACGAAATCAAGGTCCGCTACGAAAGCATCAAGACAGTAACCATGGAGGGCGACCCGCGCTGGGAGAAGCCTGGCGTCTACATCTACTACTCACTGGGGCTGGAGGATGATGGACACATGGTCAACTTCCCCAACCTGATCCTCAAGACGCGGGACCACGGCTGGTACAGAATCGGCAACGCGGGCGGCCTCATGAACAAGATCACGGAGGAAGAGGTGCCGTTTGCCAGCATGCTCCCTCTGACCATCCACCCCGACTACGTGAAGGACGCAAAGTGACCAACGCACACTACACGCTCGAAGCGGGCGAGAAGCAGTACAAGTTCCAGATGGCCGACGTGGACTTCGAGGCATCCGTCAAGGACATGTCTCGCGGTCTCGGCGAGACCGTCGTGGACTCGCTCTACAACCTCGGGGAAACCCACGGTCGCGTCGGAATCCACAAGCCTGACGGCTCACTCTCCAATGTCCTAGGTGTGTACTACAATCCAGAGGGCAACCGTGATCAGCAGATCGAAGCGGTCGGACTTCGCATGACGACCGCCACCTACAACGCTCTGGAAGGGGCAGCATGACAACCGCAACCACCAAGGCACCCGGAATCCTCGGCAAGATTCACGCCATCCAGGAAAGCCTCGACGTCAACAAGACCGGCTACGACGAGCGCAACGAGTACGCCTACTTCAAGGCCGATGACATTGCCCGCGACGTCAAGGGGCTGATGAACCGGTTCAAGGTCATCCACCGCACCTCGATCGCCAGTGAGGACATTCACGACGGCACCACGATCGACAAGCAGGGACGCGAGCGCTCCCGCCTGACCAGCAAGGCAACCGTCACCTTCGTCGACATCGAAGACGGCTCCGAGTTCTCCACCGACGTGCTCGCGACCGGTTCCGACATCGGAGGCGACAAGGCGACCCGCAAGTTCCAGGTGCAGGTGTTCAAGATCGCCGCCGTGGACACGTTCGTGGTCGTGGAAGACATCGCAGGGTTCGATGGCGACAAGTACGAGGAGTCGCCCGCCGACGTCGCCAAGCCTGGCGAGGAGACGGCCGAGAAGTCAAAGACGCTCAAGGAGTGGGACGCCGACGTGCGCGCACTCGTGGCGGCCGAAGACAACGCGATCGACGGTGCCCTGGTCGGCAAGACCGGAACCGAGATCGCCAAGAAGCTCGGGGTGGGCGAGAAGTCGACCGTGTGGCGCAAGGACATCCGCGTGATGGAGCAGCTAGCAACCGAGCTTGACAAGGTCGCAAAGGAGCAGCAGGCCGCGGCGGCAAACGGTGGCGAAGTCGAGTGACCGAGGCTAAGAAGCGATGGTCGCGGGCACCCAAGCTCGCGCTCTACGCCGGGGAGGGAAACGGTCAGGGTCGCACCTACCGTGACCCCACCGATGGCGACTCGCTCTGGCCGTCCGTGACCACCATCCTCAAGCAGGAGGACAAGTCCGACCTCGTGCAGTGGGCGGCCACGAAGGTCGCCGAGAAGGCACGGGATCGACCCGACATCATCCTCGGTGACCCGGACCTGATCCTCAACAAGCTCCAGTACGCCCACAACGAGTTCCGTGACGAGCGAGCGGAGGTTGGCACGGGAGTGCACGCCTACGTCGAAGCGGAGCACAAGGGAACGTGGGACTACCCTGAGCTTGACGCGGAGCAGGAAGCCATGGTCGAGCAGTGGGATCGGTTCGTGGAGGAGTATCAGGTGCAGGTCATCTGGTCGGAGTTCACGATCCGTGGCGAGCACACGATGGGCACGGCCGACCTGCTCATCTCCTACGTGGACCCGTATGACGGCGTCCGCAAGATCGCCCTGGTCGATCTCAAGACTTCGCGCAAGCTCTGGGCTTCGCACGACATGCAGCTGGCCGCCCTGGGCGCTGGCCTGTACGTCGTGTGGGAGGTGCCCGCGGGAACCGAGGGTGCGTTCCTGCGCAAGGGTCGTACCAAGAAAGAAGACTCGTGGTGGGTTCGCCGTGACATGCCGAAGTTCGATGTGCTCGCGAAGCTCCACATCCGTGCGGACGAGTATGCATTCGAGGAGGTTGAGAACGCGGACTTGCACTACGGGGTCTTCGTGGCATATGCTGGAGTCCAAACCGCAAAGCAAAAACTCAAGGAGGCCATGAAGTGACAGAACTACCCAACGACGTCGTGCTCCCGTACGATGACGGAAAGATCGAAGCCAAGGGTGCCGTGTGGAAGCTCTACTTTGAGGGCGAGACGCCTTCGGATGAGCAGGTTGCACGCGCTCTGGCATCGCTCGGAGCAGTGAAGACTCAGCTTGTCACAGAAGGTGCGACGGCACGAGTCACCCCAACCATCAAGAAGAAGGAGAACGCATGACCGACAACGAATACGGCTACACCGACGAGGATTCCGAGAACAAGGGCGGCGGAAGCACCGCGCTCCCCCGCGACAAGTACACGGGAACCATCAGCCGCGCGAAGGGCAAGAAGTCGACCAAGGGCAAGGCGTTCCTCGGCTTCGGCATCTCGATCACGCACGGCAAGTACAAGAAGGTTCTGGCCTTCGAGAACTACCTGCCCCTGAGCCGCAACGAGAACGCCTTCCAGGTGGCCCGTCGCAACTCGTTCCTCCAGGCGATCGGCCTCCCCGCGGGCACGGTTCCCCCGGGTGCCCCCGGTGGCAAGGACGCCTCGATCCTCGATGGCACATACATCGATTTCAACATCGAGCACGAGTACGAGGACGTCCCCGGGGAGGAGTACAGCCTCCAGACCTCGAAGTCGGCGAAGACCAACTGGGTCAAGGACGGGTGGGAGGATTGCCTGGACGACAAGGGTCGCCTCGTGAAGAACCCCAAGGGTGAGGTGTTCGACGAGCCGGTTGCCCCGAAGGCGATCGTCACGTTCTACGCCGTCTCGGACGAGTTCGCTGGCCTCGGCGGTGGCGACGTGGACGACCCCGCTGACGAGTCGGCAGACGCGGACAACTGGGGATGATCGCCTGGGTGTTGCTCGCGGCGGGCGTTTCCGTCGCGGGCTTCACCTGGCTCTCGAACTTCTTCTACTACCTGAATACTCCGGTCGAGAAGTTGAACGACGGGGGCCAGAGGGAAGCGCAGCGAGTAGGGTTCGGAATCGGATTTACATTCGCGGTCGCCATTGTGTGCGGCTACATGGGAGCTACAACTCCTCCGGTTGCCATCTGGTAACGTAGAGGGGCGGGGCATTGCCGGTGTCGACGTCTGTGAAAGCCCCACGAGGGAACGCAGGCGGACGTGAGTTCAACTCTCACATGCTCCACCATTACAACATCATCACGAGAGGGAGATTTTGACTTACGACGTTGACCCGTTCAAGCTGATCGAACAGGGAATCTCGATCTTCCCGACAGACCCCGGCGACAAGCGCCCGGTCGCAGCTAACGTTCGCCAGCACCCCGTCAACCCCAAGTGGGACTACTCTGTGCCGCGCCTCGCGTGGAGCAAGGTCGCGACAACCGACCCCGCACAGGTAGAGAAGTGGGTTGCCGAATATAAGGGATGCCGCTGGGGTACGCCCACGGGCGACATGAACGGATTCATCGCGGTTGACATCGACAGCGACCAGGCAGACGAGTGGTGGAGCGAGCACTGGTTTGCCGAGGGAAGCGACGTGGAAACGCCCAGTGGCGGCCGACACATTCGCTACGAGGTCGACCCCGGCATGGACATCCAGACCAATAAGAGCCGGGTCGCGAAGGACATCGACATCCGCGGCGAGGGTGGCTACATCGTCGCATACACGGACGACTACAGCGACTTCCCCGACCTCCCCGAGGACGTGGCCGAGCTTCTTCCCCGGCGCAACCACCATGACGCCGCAGAGGATGAAGCCACCGAGGCCGCAGAGTCTACGCCCGTCGTCCATGCCGCAGAGGTCACCGAGGCCGAGAAGCGCGTCCTCAAGGGCATCACCGACACGCTGGATGCGCTCCCGCGGCCGTGGCGCAAGGGTGCCGGATACCATGACGTGCAGTTCCGTGCCGCGTGCCACCTGCACCGCATCATCAACTCGCCGCACTACGCGACCGACGAAGCCACCGCGCACGCCCTCTTCCTGGAGCACGCCCCCATTCGGAGCAAGAACCACGCCTACCTGCGAGAAGAGCGCTGGAATAGCGCACGCCAGCAGACCGAGGGTCAGGTCGCCGAGCACCCGGGGTACACCCCGATCCGCCTGGAGGTGGATGACGATCTCCTGACCCGGTTCGGCGACTCTGAGGTGGATCGCCTGTACTGGGAGTCGAAGAAGATCGGCGATGTCAAGAAGCTGATCCATGCACTGCGCCTCAAGGGTGCCACCGAGCAGGAGGCGTACAGCATCTCCTACGAGTGCGCCGCAATGAAGCGCATTCGGGCATCCAACTCGGGTTCGTCGTCCACCTGGGGCTTCGTCAAGGCCGAGTACGAACAGCCGGTGCCTCAGGCCGATGAAGCGCTGGACGAGGACTGGGGCGAGCCTGCCCCGAAGGCAGAGAAGAAGACGCCCAAGGTTCCCGTCGTCCTTTTGAGTGACGAACAGCGCGCAATCGTCCGAAACTACCCGAATTTCATTGACAATTACATCGAAACCGCCAAAATCTTCTACGCCAAGCCCAATCTCCCGTTGCACTACGTCAACGCCTGGATTGCCCTCTCAGTAGGCATCGGTGACAAGGGCAACATCTACGAGCAGAAGGGGCGCACGCCTCTCTCTCTGTGGGGGCTGAACCTTGCACCATCCGCGGCCGGTAAGTCCGACGCCAACGACCACCGCGACAGCACCGTGGACGCCATGCGCCCGGGCGGGTTCGGCTCTGTCTCGCTCGGTGAAGACGCGAGCGCCGAACAGCTGCTCGATGTCGTAATGGATCGCCCCGGAAAGTCGATGGGCATCTTCATGGACGAGTGCCGCGAGTTCCTGGAGGGGGCTAAGCGACCCGGCTCATACGAGTCCAAGGTTCTCGGCGCGTACCTCAAGCTCTACGACGGCAAGGCCAAGCGCCAGCTGCGCCGCGGCATGGACAAGGAACAGGTCGGCGAGGAGGCTGAGGTTTCTTTCACGCTCTGGATGCAGGGTGCCTGGGGTCCGGTCGTGGAGACGATGGACTCGCGCCACATCGAGAACGGCTTCGTGGGCCGATTCCTGGTGGCAGTTGGTGGGGACGCCGAGGTGACCCGCGAATCCCTGACGCCACAGATCGCCAGCGAGTATCAGGTCGAGAACGGCGGACGTCACCCGATGATGGACTCGTTTGCGGTCCCCGTGCGTCAGATGGTGGCGCACCTGGACGGAGAGCGTCAGCGCATGGGCTTCGTGTCGCAGGATGTCGTGGATTGCTACGTGGACATGCGCGAGAAGCTGGAGGCGTACGCGAGCAAGCACCCGCTCTCCGAGTACCTGCGGGGCGTTCTCCTGCGCGTGGGGCAGAACATGCTCAAGGGTGCCGCCCTGATCGCGCTCAGCGAGGGGCGCAACCTGATCGAGATGGAAGACATGCTCCTGGCCATCAAGTCTGGCGAGTGGTGGGTGAAGGGGTCCGTCGACCTCGCTGAGGCGGTTTCCGCATCTGCCTACCGACGACTTGTGGATGGGCTGGTTGCCCTGGTAGAGTCGAGGCGCAGGACAACGGCGGGCATTCTCAAGTCGCCGATGTTCCAGAACATGAAGAAGTTTGAGGTCGACGAGATTATTGATCGCGCCGAAAAGGAGGGCAAGATTCAGCTTGCCGGAAACGTGTGGGAGGTAGTGGAATGAGCAAATTCAAGGTTGGCGACGAGGTCGTTCGGACGGGGCCGAGCATCGAGTCTGAGGGAATGATCAATGGTGTAAAATACACAATCTCGCACTGCCGGTCCGGCGTTCTCTACTTCGTGGGCATGACGTGGGGTTATGACGCCGAGCAGTTTGAAATGGCGGAGACGATTGGGACTTCACCGGTCGAAGACCCGGGCGACTCGCCGGTTGAGCACCCGAAGCACTACAACTCTCACCCGTCTGGCGTCGAGTGCATCACTGTCGCGCGGCATCACAACTTCAACATCGGCAACGTGCTCAAGTACCTGTGGCGCATCGGCCTCAAGGGTTCGAATGCCGCGACCAAGGAGCAGAGACTCCAGGAGATCGACAAGGCCATCTTCTACCTCCAGGATGAGCGAGCAAGGATCGAGGCCGAGTGAAGTACCAGAAGGGCGACATCGTCCTGATCGGTAATGGCAGAGTGCACTGGGAGCTTGTGTGGACGCCACGAGATGGATGGTGGTGGGCAAAGTCTGGTATGTCGGAGAGGCGCGCGATGGTCAGCGAACGGCGCATGAAGCCATGGAAGCCACATGACTGACCGCGACCCGCGCCTCTTCCTGTGGCCCAAGGGCGCAGACCCCCGCAAGGTCGCCGCAGTCAAGGGGGCCGTTCTCGCGCTCAACCTGCCATACACGGTGAAGCCGTTCTGGTACTCGGTGGAGACGTCGGAGGAGGCGAAGCGGGTTCTCGTGCTGGAGGACGGGTTTGACAACGGTCCCGTGGTCGACTATATCTACCCCAAGAAGCCCGCCATGGTCGAGGAGGCCGTCAAGTGGGCACTGGGGATTCAGGCCGAGAGCCGCGGCGCACGCCTGTCGATGGACCTGATGAGAAGCATTTTTGGAGAGGAGTTGACGGTTCGCGATGAAGGAGCCAGGAAACGCGAAGAAGGCCCGGACGGCAGCTGAGGCGCTGGGCTTCGAGGTGTTCACATTCGAGCGCAACGTGCACAAGGACGCAACGCTCTGGGTGGGTGATGGCACGAGCGCCGCGGGTGAGGCGCACAAGGATGGCGATGTCCGCTTTCCCGAGAAGGATATTGATGGCTGGTTTCTGCGCGCCCGCCACATGGCCATGCCGACGCAGCTGGCTTTCGAGCTTGTCTACGCGGACGGATTCCACACCGCCCGCGTGATCGACCCGGTCGGCAAGGAGACCGAACTTCGCGCCGACTACTCGTACGGCAAGAAAGAGGGCGAGAACTACGGCTACACACCCGAGCATGTGGAGAAGATGCTCCAGGAGCGTGACTACCGCTACAACGACGGAGAGACGTACAACATCACCAAATGGCGCATGTCAACGTGGGGTGAGTTCGCGCAGTGGATTGACGACATGATTGACGTGTTCAAGGTCGACCATGCACACATCTCCACCAAGCGCAAGCCGAGCAAGAAGAAGACCGAGGAGGACGTCATGTACGAGCTTCTGAACCCGGTCGTGGACTACTCGCTCGCATGAGGATACTCAACGCTGACCCCGGCAACACGACCGGGTGGGCATACTTCGTTGACGGCGAACTGGTCGACCAGGGAATCATCGACAATGGCGTGGAAGGCGCGATTGAGTGGGTGATGAGCGGCCGGATGCCCGAGCATGACCTACTCGTTCTGGAATCCTTCATAGTAGAACCGGATTTCGTGGGTAGAGCGTTCGCCAGCGAGGTCATCGGAGTGCTCATGCTGGCGAGCAGGCAGTCCGGTGCACAGCATCAGGTCTTCCAGTCCCGAGCGCAGAAGCGGGTCGTCGTCAACGGTGACGAAACCTACCGATTCAACTGGCTACGGGACCGTGGATTCACCGGGACATCGCACGAGCTTGATGCCATCTCGCACGGCCTGCTGCGCCTGCGCCTCCAGGGCAACAAGGAGATCGTAAAGCGCTACTGGGGGTAACGAAAAAGCCCTGCCGAAGCAGGGCTGATCCGAGACATTACACCTCCAGGTTAGGAGATTTCCCCAGTGGGCTTCTTGAGGTAGGAAGCGAGCGATGTTGCCAGCGCGCCGATTCCCACGAGTGCGACGGGTGCCCATCCGCCCAGGAAGCCGAGCAGGTTCACATCGATCGCGCCGAGAACTGCCACGAGGACCGTCAGGGCGATACCCGTGATCGCGCCGGTTGCGACCTTCGAGGTGGGCTTGAGAGTGGGGACGCCCTCAGCGTCCGTGGTGACCGCAGTGGCGGTCGCATCATAGATAGGGGTGCTCATATGGCCTTCTTTCGTTAGGATCAGTACAAGTCTACGCCAGGCCAGTTCCGGCCTCGAAGTTCTCATACCACTCAACCAGTTCGTCCGGAACCGCAGGGGGCGGGGGCTTGAGGCCGCCCATGATGTGCTCACGCAGCTGCGCCGTGTAACGGTAGAGAAGCTTCTCGCGCTTCGTGCTCTCCTCAACCTTGTCCTCCAGGTGCTCAACGCGACCCTTGAGTTCTTCGGCCTTCTCCTCGGCCGCCGACACGCGCTGCTCCAGCTTGTCCGTGTAGGCGCTCATCTTCTCGTCCACACGCTTGTCGAACGCGGTCTTGTAGTCCGCCTGAGTCTTTCCGCGGGTCACCATGACCGTCAGGAACGTACCCAGAAGAAGCAAGAGCGCGCCACCTACCGTGGCAAGGAACTGCAACTCGGTCATGCTTCCTCAACCACCCGGCGCTGCTTGATCTCCTCCGCGAGGGTATCAAGGCGAGACAATGGGGTGATCAGAGGCAACACGAGGATCGCCGCGACAAACCCGCTGAAAACCTGCCCCTGGAAGAAGGAAATCCAGATCGTGATCGAATAGGTTCCCAACAGGGTCATCATGAAAATCTTCGAGATGATTTCCATGAGCCACAGACGCGGAAACGCGACACCAGTCAGCGCGGCAATAGATGCGCCCATGAAGGCGAATCCGACAGCGTCAATAAGGGCGGGGTCGTATGCCTCGTTCAGAATTGTCGATCCATAGGCAATTGCGAGAATGCCGATGATGACGCCGATAACGTCAAAGAGCGGGAGGTACACGCGCCGCTGATTGCGGTACTTGAAATCCTCGGGTTCAATGGCGTCGGGATGCCATACCGACTGCTCGTAAAGCCACTTCACGACATCAGCCCTTACTTGCCCTGGCGGACGTTTGCGAGTTCGCGCTTGAGAGCGCCAGCGACAGATTCCGTCAGGTGAGCAAAGGAACCCGTCTTCCACTTGAGCGCGATTGCATTGTTGTTGTCCGGGTTTGTCCCCTGGTACTCCACGTAGAAGCCCGAGACCTCGTTGAACAGAGCGTAAATCGTCTGCCCATTGCGCGTAAAGTATGCGCCCTTCATTTCATCATCTTCTTCCTCCGAGGCATCAGTCGGCTTCGGCTTGTTCGTTGTTCCAGGATTGACAGTGACCTGACCGAATGTCGGGGCCACCCATGCGTTGTTGAAATCGCCGACGTGCCACCACTCGGTCGGGGTGACGAAGTTCACGGTGAGGCCGACCAGTTTTGCAAGAGCGGTAAGGCGTGCCTGCGCGAGCGACTTGTTGCCGGGGGCGAGGTCGAGGTAGTTCGAGATGTCGAGAGCGAACGTCTGCTTGCCGCGATACACGCCACCATGAGAGGACGTGCCCTCAACGGCCGCCATGTTGCCGTAGTGCGCCCTGTATCTGCGCTGAGCGGGGCGGTTGCGGTAGACGTTCCATCCGCCCAGTCCGTCCACGTCTCCGGTGATGTAGAGACGCACGCCGTACTTGGCGAGAGAAAGGCGCACCATCTCATTCCAGCGCGCGTTCAGAGAGGGGGTGAAGTAGAGGTTGCCGCCGCGGTGGATGAACAGGCTCAGCGGGAACTCGCCGTTGGGGTAATTGTGCTGGATCATGCGGACTCGATCCACATCTGGAAGCTGTCCTGGCCATAGATGCCCGTTGTGCCGGACGCCAGGTAGACCCCAGCCGAAACCTTTGCGGCAACAGTGGTAGTGAAGATGCCAGCGGGCGTGACGCTGTCATGAACGCCCGATGTGGCCGCAGAATATCCGCGCATTCCGACAACCATGTCAGCAATGGCGTAGGTGACATCAGCTGCGTTGTTGCGCACGCGAAGCATGGTGTAGTTGGCATTCGCCGTCCCTGTGGTGTACTGAGAGTAGAAGGCAAAAACCTTGACACGCTGACCAACGGGAAGAACGGGCGTAGACACGATAGTTCCCGCGAGAGTTCCCGCGGCACCGGTCACGTTTGTCGCGGGGCCTGTCATGGCACCGAGAACCTGGCCGGGTGCAATGAACCACGTTCCACTTCGCCGTTGCCACGTCAGGTTCGTGTCCGTGGTCTGGAACTCAATTCCATTCCGAAGCTGCGGGGCGACGAGAGCGGTGCGCTGGGAGTCAGTGCCCACGAAGCGGGTCGGAAGCTGGGCAGAGATCGCGGTTGCAATTTCCGCCGCGGACGCCGACTCGTTGGACACCTGCATTGCCGCAAGGTCGGTAGTCAAGTCCCAGTCGTCGCTATCCGCTGGACTCCAGCGGCCTCCGGGGGTGGTAGGCATTGTTTCTCCTAAGAAGTCGTGACCTTAGTCTATCATCCCCGGTTGAGTCAAGCCTTTTGGCTGTACTGGTAGGTAACCTGGAAAGATCGAGCGCTCACAGTTCTCAACGCCGCCCCGCTGCTCGCGCTTCCAGTAAGTTCTACCCGAAGTAGTCCGCCAGAACTCGGTTCGGCCGTGAATCCAGTGAAGCCAGCGACATTCGAGTTGCTTGCCCATTCTGGGGGCGTGATAGTGCTTGTCGGAAAACCGACAGAGTTCTTGTGGAAAACGCGGCCGTCAATGTAGATCGTAAGGAATGCTGTTCCGAAGTCTGCTGTACTCTGGGACACATCGAATGTCACAGCCAGCCACCCGGAACGACGAGTGTCTGTCGGACGCGGAAGCTGAATCTCTTGCGCAACCGTGGGGGCAGACGTCCCCGTTCCATTGAAGGGGGCCGTTGTGATGTCATTCGCAGTGACATATCCAGACTGGCGCTGGTTGATCTCCTCCAGTTGCGCAGCCATATTGTCCAGGGTGGAGTTGTTGAGTCGACCGTCATTTGTCGCATCACCACCCAGTCGCTCGATGGCAGTCGCATTCTGTAGCGTCTGGTCCGTCTGGAAGCGTGCCCAAGGCTCTGACATGGGGCCAAGATTACTGGGGGGTGGTGTTGCCATTAAAGTGCTCCTACGTATACGGCGGTGACAGAACTACCAGAGAAGTCAATCGTCTTAGCCTCAGAGCCTACCAGCAGGCCAATCTTCACGATTGTCGGGTCACCGCCAGATGTGATATCCCATGCGGAAACAGAGGCGATCTTGTCGAGGCTATTCCCGGTTGCCCCGGGGCGGTTTTCCTGGAGAACGGGCTGTCGATAAATGCGACCAGATACGGACATGTAAACCCATGTGAAATCCAGGTTTCCCGTGCCACCCGTCTGCCTTGCAACCATGTTGGCGAACAAGAGGACTCGATATGAGCCGGTCGGCTTGGGTGGCGAGAAGGACATTGCGTCGGATTCCAGCATCACGAGAGGGTCGTTCAGCGAGCCTGCGGCTTTACTCCTGGAGTAGGACGGGAATTCTTTAGTGTATTGGGTCGACACATTGCTCACTGCCGTGAATTGCTTCGCGACGAGATCGGCCCTGGCAGCGAAAATGGAACCCGCACTGTTGGCGTCATTCCTCTGCAAATCAATTGCCTCGGCGGTTTCTGCATTCGTCTCTTGAATGTATCGCCCCCACGCCATCGACTGTGGGGGCAGATTCATTGCCGGGGGTCTCATGCCATTCCTCGCACATTCGCCTTGTAGTAACTCATAGAGCCGTAGTGTGTTGCCACTTGGGCATACGTCTGGCCGCTGAACTTTTCCTGCATATCGCCATTAGTGAGATCATCATCGGCATCAATGCTGATACTGCCCCAGTCGACGGTCGATTCGCGAACTCGATACCAACGCTTGCTTTCTTCGTCCCAGTAGCGAGCGCCAGGCGCGTTACCAAAAATCTGGTTGTCAAATGTATCCTGGACTGATGCGTAGAAGTCGGCCTCGATCGCGGCATACGTGCGGGGTGCATTCAGCGTCTTGACCTGGCCATAAGTGTTTCCCGCCCAAAGACTCTGGGCGTAGGAGTATGGCGGGTAGTTGGCAGTTCCGGTGTTACCGCGCTTATTTATCGCGGTGACGGTAGCGGACACTGACATTGTGCGACCGGCGTAACGGCGAGCGCCGCGGACCCCCGCAGAGTAGGCCGCATCCAGTGAGTTCAAGAATGGGTTATCGATCGTCGGTGCGAATTCCTGTCCGGTGCGATAGTCCGGTATTCCTGTCGGCAGGATGATCGACTTCTCGTTGATCGCAATGTGGCTTCCCACAATGCGCAGGGTCGAGTATGTGTCGCTCGAAGAGGTTCCAGATGCAAGGCCGATGCGGAATGTGCGAATCGGGTCACCGTTGGCCTGGACGAGTCCAGAAGCACCGGTCAGCGTCACGATAATGCTGCGAGTATCAGGGGAAATTGCAACACTCAGCGATCCGCCGTAGTCGGCCCACTGTGCGGGCGGAATGACGATTCCATCGTCTCCTACAACGGTATATACGGAGGATGCGGAGTATTCCGGCGCAACACTAAGTACGGCCACGGGCTGTTGCAGAGAGAAGATGGACGAGAAGACGTCCTTGGTGGAGTCCAGAGTCGTCTCCACGGTTTCGCCAGCAGTGACGCTCAGGGGGGTGATGTCTGAGCGCCAGCCACCGGCTGGGTAGATCAAGCCACTTGCGACATACTGGGTGTCGTACCAGATGACCTCCTGCTTGAGGGCCAGTTCAGTGCTGGAGATTCCCGCGCTTGAGTCGATCGCCCGGTTGCGGGTCGCCTCAAACAGGCGCACAGGGCGCAGAACGACGTTATTGGAGATCAGGTTCAGGTCGGCAGAGATGGCGGTGGCCATCATTTTCATGTGATTCCACAGGTTGCCGTTCCAGCCCGGGAAGTTCACGGGTCGTGAAGCAAGAGCAGGGTCCACAATGATGCCCGTGGTCAGGTTCGCCAGCGCACAGTAGTACCGGAAGGCGTTCTCCAGCGTCCCCGCGTAGGGCTGAACCTGCGTCTCGATGTTGAACTCGCCAAGGCGGTTGCTCGCCATGAGGTTGTAGCGCGCGCCAGCTGCACGACTGTCACCGATGTCACGAACAGTGCCCAGCGTGGAGCCACGGTTTGTGTCTACGAGGGTGAACTGTTCTTCGACGTTCAACCCAACCGGCAGGTAGGGGAGGTCTACCAGGTCTGCTTCGATCGTTCCGATCGCGCCCGAAGAGTCGCCGCCCGCGAGGGGCATAGAGGACTCCTGGACGCGGTATGCTACAGGCTGAACGCGCTTGCCGTCAAGCCTGAGAGTTACACCCATGCGCCGACCTCCTTGAGCGTGGCCGAGATTCCGATCTGGCCGCCGCCGACGCCGTTGTAGTTGATCACTACGGGGTTGCCGACGAACTGGCATCCAGAGTGACCTTCGCCCGCATACCAGGGGCCAGCCATCAGGGCGCTATCGGGCGCGCTCGACAGTCGTGCAGTCATACCACCGATTACGAGATTGCCTGCGGAAGCTGTCGTGTTCCTGACGCCCAGGCGAACCCAGGGCTGACCGCTGACGATCGCAGATGCCACGTTTGCACCCGACAGGCCGAGAGGAGTAAGGTTGGCGATACCTGCGGGCGTGCGGATGTAGACCGCGCCCACCCCCGAGTAGACGGCACCGATCGCCAGGTACATATCGGGCGGGATGGGGATGAAAAGCTCGGAGTTGTTCGTCTGGGAGGAGTAGCCAGCGGGGAGAGGGTACGAGGCCGCGTTCGTGGGGTAGTTGTTTGCCGTGCTCACCTGCGGGATCGCCGAAGGGTCCACGTCAGGCACGATAGGCTCAGCCTCAGTATTGACGGCCATGGACGGGTCGGCCCAGCGCTTCGGGAGCAGGTTGGTGCCGTAGTACATCGGGTCATGGAAGTACAAGTAGCCGCGACCGTAGGAACCGTTCCTGTACGCCTGGAGAAGGGAAACTAGCTGCGGGGATGCAGACTCACCCCACGAGAACTGGTAGACCTTGTGAGAGTCCCACGAGTTGCGCGTGTACCCGCCCCCGCCGAGAAGAGTCTCCTCAACGGACATGCCGATGCTGGAGACGTCTGCCCCGGTCTGGGGAGTCTCGACCCAGCCCATGCGCTGCTCGGTCCCGAACCACATCCGTGTCGGGTTGTCATACAGGCCCATCAGTTACTCCCGGTGAATGCGAGGCGCGAGTTTCCGCTCGACGTGGCCGATGCAAGCTGCTCGCGGCCCACATTCAGCCTAACAGACATGCCATTGATCAGAGCGCCGATCGTGGCCGGTCCAAGCTCCACAGGGCCACCGAAACCGCCACCGGAAACATGCCCACCCGTTGCGTACGCACCCTTCGGAGCAGAGCGACCGCGCTGGAGGTTGGCAACGTAGTTGATGTCGGGCAGGCCCGTGCTCTGGTTGACGTGGCGCTTGGGTACCACGTACTCGCCCGCGTGCACGACGCCAGCAGGCTTGAGCCAGTGGCCCGAACCCGTGTATCCACCGCCCGCATAGCCGGTCAGGCCGGGGGTGACGAATCCACCGTTTGAATACTTCTTGAACGTCGCGCCGATCTTCTTGCCGCCGAGGGCAACGCTGAGTCCATCAGCGATACCACCACCGACCTGGCCACCCAAGTTGTATCCCGCGTTGTAGCTGTTACGGGACTGCCTAAGCGACCACGATGCAACCGGGTCGGATGCAACCAGGGCATTGACGGCACCCTCGTTGACCTTCTTACCAAATCGGCTACCAGTCTCTCGACCAGCGCTTTCGGCCGGGTATCCGACGAAGTCGTAGATTGCCTGCTTGAGCATCGGGCCAAGCACGGGGATGCCGCCGATGAAGTTGTCAACGAACCACTTCGATGCCTTGCCACCGGCCAGGACCGTTTCGGGTCCAAGCCAGTCAACCAGGAAGTCGGCGTACAGGTCAGCGCCCGCGAAGCCAAGGGAGGAGAAGGCATTGCTCATCCCATCCTTGAGGACGCTCGCCATGCTGCGCCCCTTCTTCTCCGCAATCGTCTTCGGCGGGAAGAGGTCGTCCCACGTTCCGGGGTCGAACCCACCACCGAGACCGTCACCGAATGCATCGCCCGCCGCATTGCCAGCCTGCCGAGCCTGCTCCTCGGCCTTGGCGAAGAACTCATTGAGAGCCTGGAGCGCGGGGTCTCCATTGAAAGCTACGGTGACGTTGCGCGGAACCTTCGCGACGATCTTCGACAGGTCAGCGAAGCGAGCCTGGTAGGTCGAAAGCTCTCCACTGGAGAAGCCGAGCGCGGTCGCCTGGGCGGTGAAGTCCTTGTTGAGGACCGAGATGACCCGCTGAATCTCTTCCTGGCTCGCGCCAGCTGCGGCCAGCGCCTCGATGTAGTCCTCGTACCCGCCGAGCAGGTCGCGCATCTTCTTGCGGTTCTCAATGGCGGCCTTCGAGTTGCCCTTGAGTTCAGTGCTTGCGCCCGCCTGCGCTTCGGCAAGGTCATCATCGATCTTCGCGATCTCCTCGCGCAGCTGGGATGCGCGAATCTGGTCGTCGTAGAGGTTGGCGATGTCGAGCCAATACTGCTTGAGCTTGCGGTCGGCGGTGAGCGTGCGGATGCTGCGCTCGTACTCGGCCGCCTGCTCGTTGAGTTCGATCCACTTGAGTGTGATCTCATCCATCGCGGCGGTCGAGCCGAAGCGAATATCACTGGAACGGCGAATGACACCCGTGAGGTCGGAGACGTAGTCTACGAGGGTGCGAACCTTCTTTGCGGTCTCCTCGGCCGCCTTACCGGCACCGCCGAGTCCACCGCCGCCACCGCCGCCACCGCCGCCAGCGAACTTGTCCGCCGCGTTGGTGGCGTCCTGCATGGCCGCCGCGGAGCCAGATGTGGCTTCCTTGTACGCCTTGAGGTCGAGAGCGGCATCCTGGGCGTTTGTGCCGGTGTTCATCAGGGCTTCGGCACCCATGCCGAGGAGTCCTACGACAAGGCCGATTCCCGTGCTCGCCAGGAGTCCGCGGATGGCCAGCTTGAGGCCGTTGACGCCACCGGCAGCGCCGATGGATGCCGTGCGTACACTCCAGACGGCACTTGCGAATCCTCGGACAGTTCCCGCGCTTGCGAGAGCCTGTCCACCCATCTGTGCGATGGCGGTGCGCATGGCGTAGGTTGCCGCGGTGCCCGCCAGGAGCATGGCGCGGAAGAGGACCATCGTGCCGATGACGCCGACGATGGCAACGGTGATGGCGATCAAGCCACCGACCCACTTGTTGTTGCCCAGGAAGTCGGTCATCGCGAAGATGACGTTGTTGATGCCCGCGAGCAGGGCGGCAAGCGTGGGGACTGCTCCACCCGAGATCGCGTCGATCAGCCCGTTGATTCCGTTGATGAAAATCTGCCACTGCGAGGACAGGTCGTCCATCGTCATGGCATACTGACGTGCAAGCTCAGAGCCTTCCATGAAGGCGTTCTTGGCGTTGTCCTGGTCGCGCTGGTACAGGTCCATGCGGCTGGAGAGTCGACGGAACGTGTCCGTCACACGCAGCTGCGAAAGACCGAGGGCGTCCAGAGCCTCGGTGGCCTTGGAGGTGGAGGACGTGTTGCCAAGCCCCTGCATGAACCGCTTGAACACCTCGGCACCCTCGCCGTTGTCCACCATGCGGGACAGTTCATCGGCGGTCAGGCCCGTGATCGTGGCGAAGTTCTGGAGTCGCTCCCCACCGCTCGCGACAGCCTTGTTCAGGGTCTCGAAGTAGGTCGTCAGGGTTCCACGCGCACGCTCAGGTGCAATCTGGAGAGACGCCAGCGTACCGGCAAGACCGACGATCTGATCCGCAGTGAAGCCCGCACTCGTC